CCCCCAGTTTTGATGCAAGTGACTGCATCGTCATTTGTGCGGCATCTCCGCTACTTTGTAAAACCCTTACATTTGCGGCATCCGTCACAGTCGGAAGTTCATTTTCATACACGTCATTTCCTGTTGCAGCAACGGCAGCAAATGTTGAAGTTTCTGACAAAGCCATAACCATTCTTGTGGAAACCATGTCCACCATCTCATCCACTGTTACATTCTGTTCGTTACCGTCTTTATCAACAGCCTTAAAACCAACAATATTGTCTAAATTCAAATCACTCATAATATCAATTTTTATAAAGTTTCTATTTCAGATTCAAGCTCAATGATATGGTTGTCTATACACGTGTTCACCTCGTCATTGAAGTTCGCTATATCCAGTTCCACACATCCGGCACTTGACCGGGCGCTGCTGTAGACACGAACAAAGCCGCCGTTGTTCAATGTCTCCTTTGCCAGCTTCAGTTTCGCCAGTTCGTCATTGATCCGGCTGGCGCGTTCCAAATTCTCAATTTTCATGTTGTTCCTCCTTTTCTTTTTTATCCAAAAAATCATTCAACGAATCGGCTAGCATACCGGGAAGCAAGGGAGTTGAGCGTCTGATAATATCCACTTCCTCTTCGTCAAGCTCCACACCTTCCACTGTAGATTGAAATATTTTCTCACCAAGAAGATGAGCCTTTAATCCGGCAACATTTTTCCATATCCAGTCGCCGAAAACATAAGTAATGTCATTGGCTATAAGCTTTTCTTTTTTTATCCCGTCATAAAGAGGGAACTGTTTAAAATTTATCTTCATAATATATGTTTAAATTATCCGCAATAAAACATAACCCAGTAATTACCCATACATTTAATGAATCCGGATGCATAATCCAAATCAATGTAAGACACTTCCTGCCCTCCGGGAGCAGGAAGGATGCGTCCTCCTGTCAGTCTTACCCCGCCGCTCATACGTTTGAAATATATGGTATGTCCCGGAACATCCGGAGGAAGTGTCACTTCTATATTACCCGTATTAATAAACATCACGTTGTCATCATTGTTATTCAAGGAGGTTTTGACAGCGATATTCCTCCAATTGCCTACTATGCCACGGAGAGAAACATAACTGTCATTGTTCGGATGAAGGAAAATGTTACCGCCTTCCACGAACAGGGGAATGCTCGGGGTCTTGATATGCATCCCGAGCATGACGTTCGGACTCTGTATGTCAATTCCGGCATCATACTTAATCCCTTCGATTGTGACAAACTGCGTGTTTCCCCCGATTCTTACGTTTGCGGACGTCCTTTCGTTATAAAACTCAATCTGCCCGGCTGACAATTTAAAGCCGACGTAAAGATTGGTTTCATTCTCATAAAGAGTTTTTGAGGACAGCATTCCCGAAGCGATGGAGAACGGCCCTATGGTTCCGCTTTCAATCGTCACGTTTTTAAACGTGCCTTTTGTTGCGTTGACCGTACCGGTGATATCCACGTTGATGCCATGAAGATAGCCGGATTCGGAATTCAGTATCAGGTTGGGCACACCATTGGTTGACTTCTGTGACTTTATATCCCCGAAAGGTATGCCGTTGGCATCCGTTCCTTTATATGTGAACATGAATCCGCATATATTGGCCCCTGTGGCAAACAGGGTATCAGTGGCAATGTTAACAAACTTCTGCATGGCTTCCCAGTTCGAATCCCCATTAGTTGACGTGGGGGCGGCAGTAACGCTGGCGCCATAGTTCCGCACAAGGAAATTATAATATACGCCATTGAACTTGTAGATGATCTTGTCACGATAGCTGGAGTTCCATACATAGCTAGTACCAGATCGGAATACTCCCATATCTCTTGGGGAGGCACCGGTGGCTCCTGTCGCTCCGGTGGCTCCGTCCATGACCACGCCGACACCTTTTTCGGCCACATAGTTGTCATTCCATGCGTTTGCGTCCGACGCGGATTTATAAGCCCGGACGGCGAACTGGGTGTATCCGGCCGTCGCAGGAACGGATATCTGGCTGTTCAGGGTCGCACCCACATGCGCCAACCAGCTTCCGTTGTATTTGCGGGCTGCCAGATAAAGCGTGCCACACGTGCTCACATTGCCTGCCACATTCTGCTTGCAGGTAACTAAAAATGCAGATGGGGACGGCGTGCCCGTCGGCGTGAAGTTGATCACACTGACAGGACTGTCCAGCCAGTAGGATGCCGACGGTCCGACGGGTGCGACCATCTCCTGCCAGTCCGCATGTACCGTCCGGTCCGATGATTTGCCGGCGAGAATGTATCCGCCGTCCTTTTTCCTTCGGTAACTGCCGTTTCTGAACCTTGCGATCTTGATGGGAGGATTGGAGGTCTCCACTTTAGAAAGATAGGAACCTCCGGCAAACGATACTGTACTGTTTTTCGCATACGGAATGTTGGCGGACTCCCAATGACCTGCGGCTGTGATACTCTCACCGTCAGCCCCGTCCTTACCATCTACAAGCATGGGGACGGTTTCAACATCCACTATCTGGTCATTCACGTAAAAGACAAACTTCAATGTCTTCGTGAAATTTCCGCTTGATATGGCTGTATTGTTGTTTATGGTAGTTTCAGCTCCACCGTCTATACTGTATTTCAATATACCGTCCGTTGTGGTGGATATCACGCCCCCCACTGACATTTGCCTGTAACATGATACGGAAGACACGCTGTAGTTCCCGTTCTTGTCCTTGCTTACTGAACTGGCGGAAACGACAATGCTGTATAGAATGGCATCCGCACCATTCGCTCCCCCACGCACACCAGCTACTGTGAACGTAAGATCACGGGAATACTGCTGCCCGTTCTTTGTAGCCCTGATTGTGATCTTCACCGTGTTTGTCGCAGCAAGAGTAGCTCCGGCAGATACCGATATTGTCACCACTCCTGTATTCTTGTCTGTCGCACACAGAAGATTTGTGTCAGGTGTACAGGTGATGCTGTCAAGGGTGAGCTTTTCCGTTCCGTACCACATGCTGACAGTTGTATTCCAAGTCTGTGAGGACACGACCTTCCCGTCCGAAGTAAGGGCTGCATTGACCATCTCGTTATCGAAGTCCGCCATGATGGCATTCTCTCCGTCCTTACTCCAGCGATGCACCACTGCCGGAGTGCTGAACTCTGACCATACACCGTTTTCTTTGAAACGCTTGCAGCCCCATTCAACCTGATGATCGGCATCCACACCTACAAAATCATCCGTCCATCCTTCAGGGATATAATCATCCTTCTGTTGGCTGTCCGGTTTTGCCGGAGGATTGTCTATGATATTCCCTCGTGTATATATATACTCATAATCCGTTCCGTCCTTACCGTCCGAAATCATGAGCTGCCATCTTCCGTCCTGATAAATGTAGGTAGCACGATCAGTCGTGTTACGGTATGAATCACCGTTTTTCGGATTGGCAGGAGCTGTTGCGAATTCACCAAGGAAGGTGATGCTCTCACCTTTCAGTTCACGTCCGTCAAGCAGCATATCCCAGTCATCGTTAACCTCCCAGTCGGCAGGTTTTCCGGCAAGATAATAACCACCGTCCTTCTTTCTCAAGAAACTTCCGCCTTTGACACGCAGTATTCTGATGGGAGGATTGGATGTCTCTATCTTTGAAAGGAATACACAGTTGGCAAGAGTGACCATTGTGTTGGCTTTGTACGGGGTTTTGGAGGATTCCCAATGACCGCCACCTATTACAGACAAACCGTCAGCACCGTCCTTACCTTTGAACAACGACCATGTATAATCGGAAGGGTTGCTGCTCTCTGTGGCGGTTTCCTTGTTTACTGCGATTCCTATATATTTTGTAGTATCCTTCGGTTGTTGGTACATGCCCGTACCGTCCGCATTGTCCGAATAGGCTATCCATGTGTAATAGGTCTTTCCATCCGCTCCGGGTGCACCGGGAACACCCTGCTCACCCTTTATATCACTCCATGTGTAGTCGGAAGGGGTATTGCTCTCCACCGCACTCGTCTTGTTGTAGGCGAATCCGATATACGCTTTCCCTGTAGGATTATTGCTGATACCTCCGCCTTGTGCGTTGTCGGCGTATCTTATCCATGTATAGTAAGTAACACCGTCCTTTCCCGGCGTTCCGGGAACACCTTGCGGACCTGTCGCTCCGTCCGCTCCTTTGTCCACTTGTTTCAGCCATGCCGGGTTATCATCTGATGGCTCGGTTGTCGTTCCGTTATCATCAACACACAACCACAAAGCCCCGTTGTGTGACACCCGGTTATAATAGGCGTACTTCCCTGCAACCCATTCACCTTTGTCTAACGGAACACGCACTGTCTGTCCGGTGATCTCATCCACCTGAAAGATAAGCCCGGTCATGATAATGTTTTGAAGAACGGCCGAGTAATTGTCCGCATTAATACCGGCTACAGTCATGCCTTTTTTCTTGCCGAACCACGCAGGCATCTGCGCCGGCTCCGGGTCCCAAGTGTTGGCATTGTCAAAGAATGTAATACAGTTGTTTCCGTTGACTGAATCAATAAGTATATAAGTCTGGCGTTCCGGGTCCGTAAAGTTACCTGTTTGTGCCAATACCATCTGCTCGGCAGGTTTCCAGTCAGAATGTCCCGGACGGGGAATGACAGTAAACTTCTTGGCGGTATAATCTGCGGCAGTCACCCGGAATTTCATCTCTTCAAAGCCATTCAGCTTGCCTTCGCTATTCTTAGTCACAAAATAGGTGGTAAGGATATCATCAACAAACTGGCTCAATCCGTCCGCGTCCGTCAGATCGGGAGTGATGGTGTAGGTTCCATCGCCGTTATCCACGTATGACAATACGCTACAACCGCCACCGGGGGAGTTTACCATACGTCCTTTGAAATAGGTTGTACGGTTATAGGCTATTTCCGGGACAAACAAACGCTTACGGAAAACGCCGCTTCCCATTTCCATGTCACCCTTTTCGTCTATGTATCCACCTGATACACCAGTAACGAAATCACCGAACTTGGCATATTTCTTAATCAAGACTCCGCCCAGTAAGGATAACAAGTACTTAGTGGAATCCGCCACGTCCTTCCGCAAGAATATCTCTTTCAGCTTCTCCTCACTGTTCTCTATCTCAGTCATTACACGCAATGCGCTCATCACATCCTCATCGGTGTAGGTGACATCCTTGTCACCCTGCTTTACGATGCGGTTTATCAGATTCCCGGCTATCTTAAGACCTTTGAGGAAGTTTATTATACCTTGCGCATCATCATCGTTCAATGCGGAAAGGAACCAGTCAAGCACAGGCGTATTCTTATCCAGCGTGTATGCAGATGTGGCATGGTCAGCGTTAGTGACATCGCCCCCTCCGCCACCACTGCCGCCACCGCCGTTCTGCTTTATCTCTTCAACCTCAATGGAGATCTTACTAAAGTTGCTGTTGATGCGGTCTGCCGTTTCGCTCCAAGTTCCTGTTTTGTTTATTGTATTAAGCTCCATATATCCTGTTCCACTTTTACCATTCCGCATCCGGGTGCACTTCAACGGACAGATAGTTCATTATTCTGATGATTAGGTCTCGTATCATAATATATATTTTGAGTGTTACTGATAACTTTCCGGGTTACTCTACCAGGGTTGTAATTTCAAAAGGGTTGCCTACAGCCGCTTTGACAGCGCGTATTATCAATGCAAAGTTCTCCTCATCTACAGGCGTACACAATTGTTCCCTGTAATCTCCTCCTCCTTGAGATATTCTATAGCTACAGTTTGCGATATCAAGATTGTATATTTTCGCCATAAAAGATTGGAATAAAGTTGCGGCAACCAAATATCTTGTTATGCCAAAATCCGCATGAATGGTATCACGAGTAAAGTCATTCTTGTTCGTCCAGTTCGCCACGTTGTTCATAAACGGATAAGTATCAGAAACGGTAGTCAAATCGGTAATAGTTTCAGCCTCCTGAATAGTTGGGATTGCAGGTGAAGCGGAAGCATAATTTGTAGACTGTCTTAGTTGTGTGACAGTTCTTGCATTCTGAACCGCTGTTCCGGATGGAATGATGAATTTGACATCCGGGCAATTGGATATGCAGCCCTTGTAGTTTTTGGCAATATTACGCCACATACCCAATTGTCTTTCCTTTTGGTTGTTTCCATAACTCAACCAGTGATCATCATCTGCACCATTGGGGCCGTGCGACTCGGAGATTGTATGATAAATGCTGAACGCCCAAGTCATGTTCATACAGAATACAGGATTACTATAGAGACAGGCTTTTTTACACAAGTCGATCAATTCTTGTACTATGTTCCTTGTTATTTGTCCATCTTCTCCTTTTTCCCAAAAAGAGGATTGGTCCTCATAAGGGGATTGATAAGCCCCGTTTTGCATGATGATGAAGTCCCACGCTTCATCAGCCAACAACCAGTCCATCAAAACTGTGTCATTTGCCGGTGCAGGTTCCCCTTCATCCGTTATATCAGAATCAGGCTCGCTGGACCATTTCCCTGTCGTACCGTTATATTGTTCCCATGTCGTTGCCTGATATTTCCATTTATAATACGTAACTCCCTTATTTCCTTGAAACCTTTTCAAAAAAACATCTAAAGTGGCTGCACCTATATAAGCATTTCCCAAAATTACATTTTTGCCAAATGAAGCACAAATGTTACCCACTTCTCTGACTGTATCCACACCGAAGGATGATCCGATAAAAAGAACTTTCAGCGCTTCTTTATAGGACTGATCTTTATGTTCCATAGATTCCAACCTTTCATTCAAATCCTTGATATTGGCTTCGGTCTCATCCCTGTTTTTCTCAACTTTCTGATCCAGTTCGGATATCTGACCTTTAAGCCCGGTCTGAATATAGGGAATACCATATATTTTTAAAGATTTCATCCATTGTTCCTGATTATCCTCTGTTATTGAAGCTATACCTATATGTAGTCCTAATACTGTAGCACCATCCGGTTTAAGATACCCCCTGTCCTTTCCTGATGTTCCACTTACCGTAGCAGTAATCTGGTTGCCATCAGAGCCAAAGAATTTCCATGTTCCCATGAAAATATTTGCATCTTCCGCATTTTTCAGATAAAGAAGTGTACCGTTCTCTATGCTGGATACATCAATCCTGCTATAAGCGTTATTTGTGGCATTGGAGATAGGATTGTCTCCCAACGTATTACCCACATAAGCATGTTTGAGCAATATTTCAAGAGTATTGCAAGGCAAATAAGGCAATTCCACACCTTCCGAAAGAGACTTGAGTTCATTTGATGTGTTATTTGCAATCTCCTTGGCCTCTTCTGCTATTTCTTTGGATTTGTTTATTTCTGTATAGGTTTCTTGTACATAATCAATTACAGGCTTATAATACAATCCCAGAATACTATATCCGGAAACGGCATTTATCTTTTCGGTTGAAGCATGTATATACATATATTTCGCAGTACCTTGAATCTGTATTTGATACCCACTATCAGCGTATCCTGATTCAACATGATCACCTTCGGCATTTGTAAACTTAACAACCAAGCCCAAATCGGCAAGTCTGACTTGATTGTGATTGGTATCTATGACACTTATCACAAATCCAGTTGGAATATCAACGTCTAGAGCTTGTTTAAATCTTAAGTAACCTTCTGTGGAATTAGGATAAATAGATTGTCCCGTACCTACCCATTGTCCGATTTCAAAATCAGATAATTTAAAAACATATCCATTGATTTCAACTTCTAATTCGGAAAGTTCTGCTGTAAGATTTTTGCGGCTGTTCGGATTAACCACCGCATCGGTTGTGGTTGCCGGGTAAATGGTTTGGCCACCTTTGGTCAGCTTATATATTTTTGCCATAATAAATCTCCTATATTTCTAGATTAGTAACTGTTTCTTCTTCCTCTTCCGGTGGCAAAGGAGGTACAAAATCACTCAGCACATCTTCATATTCATTATCCGACAATGGGAACGCCTGAATCGAATTATATGCGGCATAATCGGGATAAGATGTTATTTCCACCGTGCTTTCATCGGTTTTCCCGGTAGTCAGTACGATTCCTGTATCTTCAACGGAAACAAGGTTGCAGATACCATCCTGAAAGTCGGAATCGGATATGAAGTATTCCCGTTTTACTTTCAGCATACCGGGAGAAAAACAGGGATTGTCGAAAGCGACAAGCAGGTTGCCGTCTTCCATGCGGCTGCAACCCACATACTCATGCCCGTCAAAGGAGGCTATGAACTTTCCCTTGAACGGATTAAAGTAAGTAAACCGGAAAGGAGTATTCACATCCCCGTTCAAGTTCTTCTCTATGATCTTAAAATCGGACTGATAATTGATTCTCATAACTATAATATTGATGTTACATCGTCTATCTCCTCGGCTGTCAGGTATCCGTTCAAGTCAACACTTCCGCCACCTCCTGTCGTGCCTGTAGGACTCCATGCCCCCTTTACCTTGCATTCATATATAGGGCCCGGTATGGTATCCCCCACAACAGCCCAGTCACCTACAACAGGAGATGGAACAGCCTCTTCCAGCAATTTAAGAGTAGAAAATAATCCCTTGTTGCGGATACCGTTCTGCTTGACCTTTTCTAGTTCGGTAGAAGTCTTACTAAAGTTGTTGTTAAGACGGTCTGCCGCCTCACTCCAAGTACCTGTCTTGTTAATACTATTCAGTTCCATATCACTTCACTTTATTTGGGCAATTGGTTTTGATCCCATACAATCTCAGAACCTTTAACCATAATTATGCGTCCTCCCATTATCTGGGTCTGATATATATAACCGTCACTTCCTTTTTGCTCCGCGACCATACTATCCGGGCGGAAATATAATCTATCACTGCTAGAAGGATCGAACATGGAAATACTGGGAATCATCCCTCCAAGCCCGTACTGTAGGGAGATACTGAACAGTTCTTCCTCATTATAATCATACATTCTGATAGACGGTACGGAATACTCATCCTCAGGGGATATTACGATCTTGTAACCATTGGATGATATGACATTGACAGTACCACTAAACTCTCCCTCTCCTTTTATCCAGATATTGCCATCCTCATCAATTTTAAAATTGCCGTTAGGTGACTTTACATTTTTAAAGATTCCGCTTTCCGCATTGACTTCCCCTCTGAACTTACCACCTAGAGCATAGATATATCCTCTCAAAAACACATCACCGCCATGAGTCGCAACAAAGTTCGCCATGTTCGCCCATTCCGCATCCGTAGGCTGGTAATCGGGGTTATTACGGAACCTCATTACGGTCAGAATCGCCTGTTCAAGTTTTCCTCCTGCCCAAAACGCCACATCATCATCGTCATTGTATATGCCGCTAACTCCGGCTGTGACCTTCTGTAACTTGCCATTCTTGTAATTACCCAGTTGGATCATATTGGCCAATATCAGACCACCAAGAATATCCACAGAACCATCCTTGATCGCACTGGCGATATAATTGATTGACTGGAAACCGGCTGTTGCCTTGTCATTGTCAAGAATTGAAGGCTTCCAGTCAGTAGCGATGGTCCCACGCTCTAACTGAAGGTCACAAACGGTTGCGGTACCACTGACAAGAAATATACCACTGCCATTGAAGGTGATCTTATGGGTATATCTCTGATAAGAGGATGTGAGAGGCTGAGAAACACTGAAAGAACCGCACGAAACAGACACAGACGTACCCTTTGCTTTATAACTGATAACATAACTTTCTCCTTTAATCAATGATACGGACTGGGACAAACTACCGATTGCAGCAGAGTACCCGGAGCCGGCATCACTGTCCGCAGATACGGTAGCCACTCCCGTCCAATATTCCAGTTGCTTGCTAAAAAGTTCGGTATCCGCCGATAGCTCGGTAGCGGCAGACAGGTCCTCTGTTTCATAATCTCCGGTAAACCCGGAATTGCGCAACAGATTGACACTTCCGACAGCCGCATTGTCTATCGCATCCTTGGCCTCTTGGGCAAGATCTGCGGCCGCCTGTATCTCATCCGGCAGACCTTCCATATTACGCCATCCGGTGGAACCCTGCTCGATATGGAACATACCTTTGATATCAACACCTTTATCCTGAGTGTATTCCATGTAAGTGGTCCGGTCCTTGTCACCAATATACGTATCTCCGTACACCTTCATCCGGGCCTTGCCGGTAGACCTGTCAAAATCAAAAGAAATGACATCTTTCCCGGTCAAGGTAAAATCATTAATACCCTGATACATGATGATAGACGGAGAAACTTCGTTCACCGAAGAGAGAATTATCGCCGCCTGTCTGGTGATATCAGTCTTATGGCCCAATCCCACGATATCATCACCTGCCACCGGAACATCGTTCTCGACATTAGGATCACACACGGTCTTGGACAGGTCTATATAATTCTCACCTACTGCTGTGACCAACCGCCAGTAATAGCGGTTGCCGACATGATGAGAAACGCCAGTCTTGATATTGCACTCCTGTGCGATGGCGAGAGATCCCGGAGTAAACTGGTTCTCTATCTCAATTCCGTCTTCCTCTTCCTTGAAATAACAACGGTAGACATCATCCAACTCATCCACACGGTTGCATTTCATGCCTGCATGGGAAATCACCTGCTCGCCACCTACATACGTCTTCTTCTTTACTTCAAGCTCGTCAAAAACGGCTTTGACCTTGACATACAGATAATCAACAACAGCCTGTGACATACCGTTCTCAAGTACAGTAATTCCACTACCGTTCTTACCTATAAGTAAACCCTTCAAAAAAGTGATCAGCTCATTGGCTGTGTCGTTATTTATCTTTGAGATAAAATAACGGGATATTCTGCCAAGAATATCTGACACGTTGAGAGAGACACCCATCCTCTCACCTATGATATCCCCGGCTATCTCTGTAATCGTACTTCTCAAAGCGGAAACATTGGCGGACAACTTATCTGTTAGCTCCACGGATATATCATACAGGCAATTTTTATCCGCCTTACAAGTAAATGAGTTCACATACATGAAGTATTCCTTATCATTATACTTTATGTATATACGCGAGTTCTCATTCAACAGACCAGCTAACATACTGTTTTCTGCAAGGAAGACACGTGAGAAACTTACGGAAAAAGAGAACTTCTCATCGTTGTTTTCAGACATATACTTTATCAACGCCTCATCTAATCTCTTCTCGGCGGCAAGCACAAGAGATTTCGGCATTTTAATACCTGTAATCACAAACTTATCCCCAACAGAAGGTTTATAGTTATTTGTGGCATTAGGCATAACAACCCCGAAAGTAGTATTGTCCTTTTTTACCGCAATCCAAACCTCATTTGTAGAAGTGTTTTGTTGGCTTTCTATATATTGGGATGTTTGTGAAGTAACCTTCTGTTCAAAATCTCCTGCTGGTAAGTTCCCGGAAGAATCCACCAATACAGGATTGAATGCCCTTCCCGGCTCATTGTCCTTATAGGTAACTCCTATTTCAAACTCGCAAGCAGCACAATTACCCGTAGTCATATTGATTACAGCCGTACCACCTTCCAAACCTTGTTCGAACAGGTTAAAACCGTAATCCCCATTATATATATGTAATTTTATGTAGAAATAAGAATGTACATACTCATCCGTGCCATTGAATATATTATTCCCTTCTCCTGTTCCGAGTTCGTCACTATCGTTATCATCAAAAGCAATATCCGCAATCTCACCAAATAACTGTCCCGAAGCGTTTGTTACATTTTCTATGGTAGGCTTTATATCGCTAAAATCTACCTTTATCTCTTTTACTTTCTTAGAAGAATATGTATTTTTGAAAAAATAGTAATCATTTGTACCGGGTATTTTATACGTATCGTTAAGTGCATTGTAGAATCTTTCCGCTCCATTTGTTTGTCTATAAATGGAAGGCATAAGGTTTTGCGTGCGTTCTATAGTACCTTTTTCATCATCATTCGGATAGTAGAAAGGAATGTTGTCAGAGCTACCAACACCAGTAACGCGATTGACGGTCTTATAATTGGCGTTTGTCTTTTTTATTGATACAAGCCCTTTCTTGTACTCGAAAGGAGTAGAAATTACATTCTCTGTATATCCTATGTGACAAACCTTACCTACAAAGTAATAAGGAAGTTCGTATATGGTATATATGGACTGTAACGCTTCTGCAAGGTATACGCTGTCAAGAGAAACAAGTTTGCTTTCAGAAGTAATATCTTCATCAATCACTATCGAATATCCGATACCCGATTTTGCCATTGAAGCGTTAAGGCGACCAACAAACTCGTTTATATCCCCCATGAACTTGACGGAAGTGGAATTGGAGTGATACGTGTCTTCCCCGGCTGTCACCACGTCCATGAAATATACGTTTTCCAGCACGATACGTTCTGAAACGAATTGAAGCTCATGCTTGTACATGATACTCTTGTTGTCCTTTGAGGATGTAGGCACTTGGTCAATATAATATTTTTCCCCCCTAAACTCAACAAACTCTTCTCCTGTCCATAGTTCGTCTAAGCATGAAGGATAGTTCAGTGTAGCGGTCAGTGTGGGAGTTCCTGCCATACGTTGTGCCGTATAGGTGTACTCACCTAATTTTGCAGGCATATCAGCATTCGGAAATTTTACTTTACTTCCTTGCGTATCAAGTTTTAATATGTACAGACTTTCCTTTTCCATTTATTCTTTTACCACATCAATTTGTTCCGTAACTCCTTTGTCCTTTTTTTGCTGTTTCTCCAACAGCTTTTGAGCCTCTTCCTTCTCCTTTGCTATACGTTGTTCTTCATCGGGAACGGATTCGGTGTTTTTCTCAATGGCTGTTTTTGTGGAAAGAATGCCGGCTTGCTTCATTGAGATAAGTATGTTATTATACTCCGTTGCGCTGAACGGTTGCCATATTTTGAACTTACAGCTAACACGAAGCTTGGCAAATTCTGTAACGGCATTTAGGTTCTCGTCTTTTTTCACCAATTCTTTGGCCAATCCCTCCTTGAACAGGCGCATCATCTTGTCTGCAAAATTCTGCCACTCAATCACACCTTGCTGAGCGTTCTTCAAATCCAAATCACGGGTTAGCGTAATAGCCAGTCCGCTAATGTCACCACTTGACTTGACATCTTTCGGCAAAAGGAAAGTGCAGGAGGTATTTATCTGTATCTTCTCAAACAAATCTTGCAGACTGTCAAGCATCCCTTGCGGACTTGGAGGTGCTTTGAACTCCGCACTTCCGTTCCCGTCCATAGACTTGTCCTGCAAAATGATACTCCCGGCAAGTTTCTTTGTCGTTTCTGACAAATTGCCTTTGATATACAGAATGCCCCAGCCGTTCCGTTTCTGAATGACAAAGAAGATGTTGTAGATAATTTCGTAAATCTCGATAAGGCTCTGGCCGTTGTTCCACGCCACATTACCGCGTTTGGTACACAATGGTATCTCGCTGAAACCGTGCAATATAGGACGTTCTCTTACAAAACCGTCATCGCCTGCTTCTTCACCGTCTATCGGTGTGTGCATACGGTACATGTAGGTATCATCGTAACTGTCAATGTATTCCACACCGTCCGCATCGGCATAATAGACACTTTCAAGAAGCCTGTCACCGTTGTTGTCATTGTGTGATATGATTACGTAACCATCTTCATAACTTATCAGGCGGCACTTGATACGTCCTTTATAGTCATAATAAAACAGAAGTCCTGCATCGCCTGTTGCAAGTTGCGAACGGACTGCTTTTGTACGCCATCCATCCATATTCCTGTCTACCCAATACTCCTTGATTGTGGAATAGTTGGCTTTATCTTTCTCGGAAGGAGTGCCACCTCTCAAAGACAATGTACAGGGATTCCCGCAAAGGTAGATTACGTGGCTCGCCAGTATCTGTTCTTGGAAAGCTAATGCCGTGCGCTGGAACTTGATTTCCTGATATCCCCCATCTTCTAACTTGACGCAAATGCTCGGCAAGTTTTGATCAAATAATACCTCATGGCTCATCGGGTCAAGCTCTTTCAGAAACTTTTCCTGCGAAACGATATTCTTTTTTACATTCGGAAGCCTTGCCGTGCGTGTTTCGGTAATGGTTGCGGACTGACCGTCGGAATAGTCGTTTGTAGAGCAAGTGTCACTTCCTCTGAAAAACGGTTTCTTCTGCAACAAGGCATTTACGTTCCGCAATAGATATGTTTTTTTCTCTTCCCGTGTCATTTTTCCGCATCAATTAGGTTGTAATACTTCATACAGGCTTCCTTGCTCGGCATTGCAGAACACTCTCTCGAAGTCCATTTGCAGATAATGTCGTGCTTCTGCGGAACAACGATTATTCGCTTCTGCCCCTCTTCCTCTTCAATATTGAATTTATCGTTCAGCTTCACGCGTGCATCCAACACGACCTTACTTGCTTTGATAAAAGTGTCTGAATCTCCACTTGTTTTCGCATCGTCAGCAATCTGTTTCATCTCCGATATTTCTTTCAGCAATGCTTCTCGGTTCTCATCTTTAGATATGGTAGTGATAGCACCGATGCCGAAAGGTTTCAGTTTCTCGGCAAGCATGGATAACACCTTGTTTGAAGGCTTTTCATCTTCTTGGTAAGCAACCTTTGCAGCAAGAGCCTTATCTACGAAAGAATCACACATTACCAAATAGGCAACATCTCTTACCCTTGCTTCAATTCCTTCTGTTTTAAGGGAATTGAGAATATCCTTTATGTCATTGTAACTAATCATTTCCTAACCTAATACCATAAATGTTCATCGTAAATACTTCCTTCTGTCTGTGCATGGAACGCTTGTTTGGTTTCTTCTTCGTGATTGTAATACCCTGCTTGAATCTCATTCCCGTATTCAATGTTAGCGCACGGAAGCATTCTCATAGCGCATGGGTCTAACAAGTCCATCGATCTGCCTTTCCCCAACATCTGATTCATTTTCTTCTTGTTCCAAAGCCGTTTCTTTCCGCTCTGCATATCATCAAACCGTACAACAGAGCATTCTTCCATAAACTCGTTCTCAACCGTCACTTTGTATTTCAGGTTCTGGTGAGTGTATGTCTGTACGGCAAGTTTATCGTCAAAGGTTAGATTACCTTCCTCGATCATCTTGCATAATCTGATATAGCACATATCCTTTACTGTCATTGCGGTAAGTTGGTAAAGCCCGAAAGGTTTATTTAGTGAGATATAAGGTACTGCATCGGGAATGTAATCATTAAAATACCGTCCGGCAGTCGCGTCAAAAATGATATGGCTTTCAGCTGTTCCATGCTCAAATGCAAATGTCTTCACTGCCATAGCGTTTTCTCTCGGAGTGGACTTGCTAAGAATGAGAATGTCGTATGCGTGAAATCCATCCCATGCAAGTGCAACAAGGTTGTCTGTACCATAATCCGCCAAATCCACGGTAATCCATTTGTCACCGTTCACGGCTGGGTTGTTGTTGAATACGCTTTGCGCGGAAGTGGATGGAATAGGTATCTTTTCGTTTTCTTCGGGGTCAACGTTGAAGTTTCCCTCAATGATAGCTTGTGCCATTTTACCGCCCGAAGCGGCAACAGAGCCTATGTAATTAGGATTATTTTCAAGCATAGCCCTATTTTCAGATAGCTTACCTTGATAGAATACAAATGACTTAATCATATTCGTATAGTCAAAATCACCTCCGATACGGGCAAGTTTTCTATCAATATCTATCTTACACTTAGCATAAACTTCTTCTTTGGAATCACCCCAAACCACATCATCAACAGTAGAACCGTTAACATAGAAGTATCTCACTTTCCCGTTTCTATCCGACATAATAAAACCGTCAACCCCAATGTACCAATCCAAGAACTTTCTCGTCCAATGGCTACGTTTCGGGTTAAGGGTACCAAAGAACTTTCCCGTAAACGTCTTTGAACGTCCACGGTTACGGGTCTGCACATAGCTGAATGCTTCCCAAGACATTTCAGTAATCTCATCAATACATATCGCATCAATCTGTTTACCTTTCCATTGCTCACGCATTTTGTCAAGATTAGTATCATCTATATAGGTCAAGTCGCAATACGCACCACTTGGGAATGATATGCGAGGGCTATCGGCAGTCTTTACAGAACAATAGTCACCGAATATAGCCTTGAATGTATCTACGAATGAACCTCCCGTCTTTTGCGACTGCAAAGACCTACGTGTAATAACCGCACGGAAATCCCCATCTGTCATTAATGGCTCTGCAAGAGCGAGAACAAGAGCAAATGAATTGTGGGTAACTGTAAAATCATCAACCATATATAGACCACTTGGATTGTCAACAGAAATACATCTTCCTTCTTTCACTCCAATGTATTCCGCACTGACTATCGTTTTTTCAAGTTTCAAGTCTTTGTCTATTTCTACATACCCATATTTTTTGACTCTGTTTTTCTTTTTTGGCAATGAAACTATTTCGTCATTGAATTTTGTACATATCCAAACCGTATATGCTTCATTGCATGGATGGAATATTCCGTTCCCATCCTTATATCCTGCTTTCTTAGAAGTTATGGAAGCTCTGCCGCCCAAAGAGCGTACAACAAATGCTACATCTTCTGAAAGCTGCTTGCTTATTGTTGTGTAACTCAAATGTCCTCTATCATCCACATATCCGTCTGTATCAAGAAGTCCACGCAGTAAATCTTTTCTTTCTTCTATTGTAGAGTATTTATAAAACTTAGGGATGAACTTATTTTCAGCAGTACATCCATTCATTTTTAATGTTTTTATATCCTCTACTATATTATTATTGCCTATAACATAAGTTGCGCAAATTTCTCCATCCTTAGTATATCTCTTCGACATATCATAGCCATAGGATTTGAATTTGTCAACGATAAATTCATCGGGTGTACATAAGTATATACATCTATTACATATACTTTCGCTCATACATCCGTCGCCAATTAGCGCGCCCAGAACATACGGTGCAATCGGTCGTGGAGTCGTAGGAGTGATAGGTCGAGTAAATTGAACAGGTTCGGGTAATGGTATATTAAGATTCTTCCCTTTATACATTCCATTGTTCTTATTTTTCATCCACTCATATATTTGTATAGCAGACATCAATCTCCAACCATCGTATTTCTCTTTCTCCATATCGGAGTTTCTACGCTTTGATTGTTTTCCTGCAACTCTTGCTTTCCAAAGATGTCCTTCTGTACAATCCATATATGTACCATCAGAGAAGGATATTCTATAAAATGGAAACATAGATATGGGATGTAGATATATTACCCTTTCTTGCCCACCCGTGTCAGGGTTAGATATAATACTACCTACTTCAATATCTCTAAGTTTCCTTAAACCGTATGGAGTTACTATATGAGAATCAAGCAATGCCCCTTTGCCCCCGCCAAGATTCCCACCACCAAACACTACGTCCACACATGATGACACAAACTGCATTTGGAATCCTTCTTGCGGCTTGATTACGACTTCTCTATGTACTTCTTGTTCTTTCATCAAAAGCAAAAATACCTCTTAATAATAAGGTAATATATACTTAAACCAATGTCTATTTATCATAGTGATAAATACAGTGATTTTTTTATAGTTATACCTTTTTATTAAAGCATTACTTTCGCATATAATCATTATAAAACATATAGTGTATGAAGTTTACGAAAGAGCAATTTTCAGAAGCACTGAAAGTGAAACTCACCAACAACGGCAAGAAAAACTTAGCTATGAGTGAGAGAAGTTTCAACGGCAAAGTAGAAAGAATCTACAAGCGGTTGGAGAAAGCGAGTGATAAGGACGAGTTGGAACTGGATGATGTTGTTGCCGACTACTTGGATGACTTACAAGAGGACGATAACAACATACGAAATGACAACTCAAAATTTATAAAAGAGTGGGAAAAGAATCATCCGAACAAGGACGATAGAAGTGATAACAAGGATGACAAAGGAGACGAAAGCAAACTGGATAAGTTGCTCAAAGAACTCCAAGATTTGAAATCAGAGCGTGAGGAAGAGAAAAAGATAAAAGCTATCTCAGACAAACGCAATCAACTCAAATTAGCCTTAAAAGGGAAAGAAGTCAAGAACGAGGATTGGATTAACGACCAACTCGAATTGATTCACATTGATTCTGAAACAGATGTTGATGCTCTCACAGAAAGACTGGTCAAGAGCTACAATAAGTTTAATGCTAACACTCCACCTGACATCACTCCAGGAGGCACGGGAAGCGGTAAGGAAAAGACCGATGACTTTGCCGATGTGGTTGCTGTCGTAAAGAAGCAATCGCACAGAGAAGAAAAGTAATAATAATTTAAACCAAAAAGAAAATGTCAGATTTTTATCAGCAAATTCTATTGAACAGTGGCTACCTTCCCGGTAGAGCATTGGTTCAGGCTCGCGGAAGCATTGGTGGACACCGCTATGTATTCGTGAAGTTACAGATGAGCGGAAAGGACGCACTTGTATTTCCTACCAGTGGTGGAATTGTTAAAAACCCATTCAAAGGTAATGCAAGAGCTTTTGCCGGAACGCTCGCTGAATATATTCCCAGTAATGGTTCTAATGGAAGCGAAATACGTATCCTAAAATCGTATGCGGTTGCAAAAGCTACAACTGAATCTACAGACACAAATATTTACCTGAAAAGAGACGGATATTCTCTTATCCCATTCGTAGGAGATATCCTCATGGTAGCACCTTCTACATTGACAGGAAAAGGCACAGCGGTAACAATTACAGCCGTTGAAAAAGCGACTGACGGAACGGCTGGCGATGTTTGGAAAGTTACATTGAGCGCAACCCTCGGATCATTAACAACTTCATCTGTCCTTGTTGAAGCGAAAGAAACAGGCTCTGGTAAAGAAGCGATGGTTACTAATCCTAACTCATACCTTCCCTGCGACTTTGATTTTGTTTTTGACCCAGCTACATCCGAAGATGATTTCGATGGTGCAAGATACCTTATCACTCCTGCATTGGCATTAGGAGATGTATTCCTCTACGAAGACCGTATGCAACCTCTTTCGGCTGCATTAAAAGCTTTGAACAAGAGCAAGGTTAGGGGTTGGTTTAACATTTAAAATTGACGAGACTATGCCTAAATTTGATTTTAATAACAGCAGATATGCAAGATTTTTTTCTGACAAGACCAATCAACGTTTCTTGCAATCCTTTGTCAATACAGAAGGTCTGCTATACACTAATTATGGTTGGTACAAGACTCAAGGTGTAAAAGCTGGTGCTCCCACACCTACCGCCCCTAATGGCATCGCTACTTTTTCTGTGAAAGGACGTGACTTGAAAGCCGCTCCTTTGATGGATTTGCGTGCACCTCTTGGTGACAGTAATCAAATGGATAAGGACGGTCTGTACTGGTACACCGCATCCATTCCTGATTTTATCGCTCCCGGTTTCGTTGAAACAGCTATGGAACGTGAAGCAAAAGAACAACAGTTTGAGTTGTTTGGAAACGATGCCGATTTGGTAGCCGCTTGGGTACATACATTACAGTCCCAGCTTGATAGTGCGGACGCAACCATGAACTTCATGACTGCACAGTTAATGTCTAAAGGTAATATCGACTACCGCAATATCGCACGTGGTATTCAAATTCCGTTGCACAAAGCAGACATTCCGGATGAAAATTTCACTAAAGCAGGAACTAAGGTGTGGACTGACGCTGAATGCAAGATTCTGAGCCAAATGGCGGAAAAGGAGAAAAAATATCGTGAAAAATGGGGATATGAAGGTGCAATGGAATGGCAGGTTACACGCAAGATGTTTTACGAAGTAATGTTGCAAAATGCCGAAGTTAAGGAATTGATTGAAAGTTTCAAGAAAAATCCTTTAGCTTACATCGCAACAACCGCTACTGCGCCTACTACACGTGAGTTGTTCTTAGCAGCTTTCCGTGATTATCCCGGTGTATCTCCAATTGAAATTGTAGAAGAGCGTGAGCGTAATCTTACCAATACTGGAGACACATTCGTGCAAGGTTGGGATGATAAGATTGCAGTTCTCCGTCCTGCCGGATATGCTTGTGAGTTTGAATACACCAATAACTTAGACAAACAGATGTTTGACAAGTATGGTTCAAGCGTAATAACTAAAATTTTTGCTCAGGCTAATGATGGTCTCTGCACGATTGTGAATACAACGACAAACAACGGGCTGTATAAGGAATGGCATACGGATGTGATGATGTCGGCTTGTCCTGCACTGAAAACATTCCGCAATCACGTCATTGTAGACACAAGTCAGGCAGACGATTAATGTACAACACATTGCAACAGTAGCAGTTATGGAAAAATCATTTGACCCGATAGCATACCTCAATGGGCTTACGAGATTTGTCTTTGAAGATGATGCGCTTGAAAATATCGCATACGAAAACGGTTTGATGTTTATTTCAGACCGTTCCGAAATAGACGAATGCACTAAAGACCATTGCCTTATCGCACTATATGAGCTTGTCATTAACGGTCCGTGGTCTGTGGCTTCATCATCACTCCAGCATGGCAGTTATAGACAGGACGTAGGCAGTGAAACGGTAACGGCTCCCATAATCCAAAACTTGAAAGACCGTCTGAAAGCACTGTACAAAAAGTATGGTGAAGAAGAAGCGTTGGGAAGCATGGATTCGGGTAGTATGAGTTGGGTCAATGAAAATTCATTAGATGTATAGCTTATGCGTCTCAAAAGAAAAGCAATAGCAGAATATCCGTTTCATGGTATATTCTACACCGTGATAACGAAAAAGCCGGAGGACGGAGACCTTCTCGGTAACGGAGGATTGCTTGACGGTGATTTGCTAGGCGGTGAAGATACGGATGGTTCTCTCAATGCGAAAATAACTGAGAAAAACGAAGGGAATACGGAAACTTTGGAAGAAACCATCCTTCTTGAAACCGAATGCGATATACAGCAAGCCTCCAAGATGTTCAATGGCGGCACTATCATGGCAGACTATAACGTGTTTTTCCCATTAAAAAAAAGCAGCATTTCACCTGTAAAAATTGGAGATATGTTTAGATGTCCAAAGGAAAGTTACGGAATAGGCATTAACGGTCGTGTTATAGGAATGGAAATTAGCCAGCTTGGTGGCGTGAAAGTTAACATCAAAATGAGTGAAGTAGGTTAAGTATGGCAAAGACCAAGCAAAGTGCAATCACCCGTATTGTTGATTTACTCGCAAACGAGGGACAGAAGATAGTGGCTAAGGAACTGGCTAAAGTTTCCTATACCTACCGAAGCCTCAATTTGAGAGATAGTTACGGTTGGGGAGTATATGTTGACGGAAAGCTTGCCAGAAAGGGATATACCGCCAGCTCTCCCGGAATAAAGAAAAAATGGTATGGTGAGGAAATTACCGGTTATGAAGCAGTGGTTGAATACTTGGAATCCAAATATAAGCCACATCCGGGAATTGATTTGGTAGTTGTAGCCGCCATGCCTTACGGAGAAATACTACAAAATGCAGAAGGTAACGTGAAGAAGAAATATGAAGTGATAGCAGTGGCACGTAATGAAGTTAAGGCATTATCACGGAAATTCAAGAACGCGAAGTTCGGCATTATCAGTCACGGTAAACAAGACAATATATGAATGATTTATATAAAACTGGCAGCATGATAGAGAATTTTCTATCCATGTTACTTACAAAAGCAAAGATTTCATCAATAATCTCTTTTGATGAAACACCGCTGACAATAAGTAGTGACAGCACGGACATGATCGTTGTAGATGTTCTTAGCGTGAATGATTACGGAGGAGAGGCGAAATGTTCCGCCAACATATTCCTCTATGCGAAGTCCACGGACAGTTTGGGATCAAAGCCAGTAAAAAAACTGTTCGACATGGAAAAAACACTATTCTCGGCAATTGACCAATCCAACGACAAGCATTTCGTCATAACAAGCTGTGAACTGATAGGGAAAGAAAGTAAAAATTCCGGAAACTTCTATTGCAATGTGTACAATATCGGGATAACAATAAGATAAACAGATTATTAACAAGATAACACTTTTTAATTATGGCAGTAAACAATACTGGCGCAACAGCCAAAAAATTTATCAAACCTTCTTACATCGTGGCAACTCTGTTCACTGGTACTGAAGAAAACGATGTGCCAAAGGGTGACTCTTACATTCTTGAAGATGTAGTTGAAGACACCACTTCAATCGCTCAAGACGATAATGATGTAAACGACATCGAGTGTGAAACTTCCGACAGTCCTATTCTTTCCATCGTGAAACTCGGCAAATACCAATTTACAGCTGAGGTCGCAGATACACAAAAAGATCTGCTAATCGCTCTCATGGGATTTACGGCTGGAACTACTGTCTCTACCAAATACTTTGCTCCTGCTCAATACAAGAAATTGTATGCAAAGATTGACGTAGTGTTTGAGGAAGGGGAAACGATGACAGCATTTGTGGTTCCAAAATTACAACTTAATTCCAAGCTAATGCTTGAATCATTAAACTCCAATATTGGACGTATCAGTCTTGCAGGAACAGCGTATGATGCAAATGTCGCCGATGGAGCAAAGACTATCAGAACTCCGTTTTATGTGGATTCCGCTTATACCCTACCATCGGCAGGATAACCCATAATAGATAAGAAGATTGTTTTACAGGGCGGTAGGCTGGATATGCCGCCGCCCTTCATGCTTATAATCATGGCAGTATATAGAGCAAAGAAAAAAGATACACAACCAAAGAAAGACGCTGTAACAGCTCATACTCCTGTATCCAATGAATCAATGGAGCGTTTGGCAAGGATAATGAACGACAGCCCAAGTATTATGAAACTCCACGGTACGGAGTGGTGTATCAAAGGATTAAAGCCCGGTGTTCAATGGCTCATAGCCGAACAAGCGTGCCGGATCGTCAAAGGAGAGAAACTGAGCATGGGAGATGTTATCAAGGAGTTTGCAGTAAATCTACCAGCAGTGGCACATGTAATAACGCTTGCACTTCTCAATGACAAGGACAGGATATTCTCTGATTATGAGAAAAAAGAACTTTCAGATGACTACCACAAAGTCTATGACCTTCTAATGTGGGGGGAATACGACATAAAGGATTGGGCTTTATTGCTCGGTGAAATCCTTAACCTCATAAGCACGGATTTTTTTTTCGAGAGTATCAATGTGATTCAGACCGTGAGGGAGATGACACTGGCAAGGAAGATGAAGAAAACGGAACAAAGCTGATAATATCCCGTACCGAATGGGGGCAGATGATTGATTTTCTGCGCTCCAACACTTGGTGCTCTCGTGAAGAATATTTATGGGAAATGACGGTCGGGCAAGTCCGGTTAAGCTCGTTTGATTTTTCCCATGTAGAATACGGAAATAAGGATAAGAAAAAGAAGAAGGTCAACAAGATAAGTTCGGTTGACGATTTGAAGAATTTGAATGATTTGGGTATGCCCATAATTAATAAAAAAGGATAACGATATGCCAGATAATGAAGCAGGAGCATTCCTCAACATAACACCCGATGTATTAAAGAAGTTGGACAGTTTCGATGAGAAGCTGGAGAAGATAGAGAAACATGCACATACGGCTGCGGATGCGTTGAAAAACGGGTTTGGCAGTGTGGTAGTAGATACTTCCAAATTGGAGAGCGCAATCGCTTCGTTAGCCAGCAAGATAAGTTCGATTGGGTCTAAAGGGAATCCGTTTGAGGGAGTAAGTAAAGGAGCTGGAGATACCGAAAAGAAAACCACATCCATGAACGAAAGCCTTTCACGTGCAGCAGATTTACTGAATCGGATAGGTGATAAAAAAATAGGGCAAGGTTCGTTTAGCGGATGGAATATAGCCGGACTGAAAGAAAGTATTTCTGACTTGAAAAAGTTTGTTGAGAATACACAGACTATTTCAAAACAACAGCAACAGACGGCCGTTAATGCCATGCGTTACATGAAAATGGAGCTTGACTACCAACGCCAAACTGACGAACAGAGAGTACAATCGGCAGAGAAAACCGCACAACGAAAAGAAGCAGCCGATAGGCGTGCGGCAAAAGCAGCAGAACAATTAGCGAGACAGCAAGAAATAGCTCAACGTACTACGCCGCAAGGTGCATTGGACTATTCAAGAAACGCCAAATATTTGCGTGACCAAGTAACAGCCATAAACTACTTGAAGCAGGCTCGTTTGTCTTTAAACACTACAGATGCCAACTACAGGCAGACACTTGAACAGATAAACCAAGCCATCGCCAAGCACAACCAAGCCTTGCAGCAAGCAGGAGTACAATCGCAGCAACTGGCCACACGCCACCGGAACCTAATGGATACGGCTGGGCAATTAAGCCGTCAGCTTGCCTTGGTGTTCTCCGTATCACAGATTGAAGGGTATATCAGTAAGTTGGCAAATGTACGTGGAGAATTTGAATTACAGCAGCGTTCCTTGGAAGCCATTTTACAGAATAAAGCGCAAGCAGACCAGATATTCAACAAGACCGTCCAACTTGCTGTAAAATCGCCATTCCAAATTAAGGAACTGGTTACATTCACAAAACAGCTTGCAGCATACCGTATTGAATCGGATAAGTTATATGACACGACAAAACGACTTGCCGATGTATCCGCTGGTTTAGGTGTTGATATGGGCAGACTTATTCTTGCTTATGGGCAGGTCAAAGCGGCAGCGTATTTGCGTGGTACGGAAGTTCGTCAGTTTACGGAAGCAGGTATCAATTTGTATGGAGAATTGCAACGCTACTTTGAAGAAGTTAAAGGCGAAGCATATACCACTGCCCAAATTGTGGATATGATTTCAAAACGAAAAGTAACCTTTGAAGATATTGAGAACATCTTCAAACGGTTAACTGACAGCGGAGGATTGTTCTACAATATGCAGGAAATTCAAGCCGAAACTTTGCAGGGTAAAATTTCCAACTTGAAAGACAGTATTGATGTGATGCTTAACTCTATCGGTAAGGCTAACGAAGATACACTGAAAGGTTCTATTGATTCTATTAAGGTATTGATTGATAATTGGGAAACAGTTGTCGAAGTGGCAAAAGCGTTTGGCATTGTAGTTGGTTCAATGGTTTTACTCCCTAAGATAAAAGCCGCTGCAAATGGAGTTAGCTTGCTTTCCTTTGCTTTTACAAAAGCAGAAACCGCATTACGTTCTTTGGGATTAGCGTTCAAAACATCATTTCCGTTAATAGCACTTGGAGCAGCTTTACAACTTGTTAATGAGTTGTGGAATGTGCATTCTCAATACAACAAAATGTTACGAGAAAGTAGCAATAAATATTATACAGCTCAGTTAAGAATAGGAGAAATAGACGAAATAGCTAAAAATGATACAAGAAAAGCGTTATCATCTCTTGTAAAAGAGATGAATAATGAAGGATTTGAAATAGAGATAAAGCCTAATATATCAGAAAAAGAAGCAAAAGAACAGTTTGAAGAGTATAAAAAACAATATACAGAATTCTTGGAAGATATTAGGAAGATTGAAGCCAACTATGCAGAAAACAGAAAGAAAGGATGGCTGATAGGTAATGATGATATTGAAACAGATTTAGACGAATACGAAAACGCTTTCTATGACTTTATAGCGAAGGGTAACAAAATACAAGCTGAATTATTAAGGATTTCAGAAGAATCAACCTCCTTAGGCAAAGGAGCAAAAGAATACATACAAGAACTAGTAAAAGGAAAGAAAGAAGGAGAGAATTTAATTGACTACTACAAAAGACTTGCAGACTACTTGGAGAAGTTACAGAATGGTGTTCTTTTTGCAGGTAAGAAAAGTTCTATCGCCAGCTCATTTCTTGGAACAAAGAAAGATTTGGAGAAAGATAAAGAAGAAGCAACTAAAGAAATACGTGAAATCTTTGATTCCGTAAATGATGAGGTAATAAAAGGTAATAAAACAAGAGAACAATTTAAGATTTTAATAGATAAAGGAGATTTTTCCAAACAATGGTCTGATATAAAGAAGCAACTTGCATACGATATATATAACTTGGGAGATATAAAAGTTCCTCTTAGACCAGGAATAAATCAAGAAGATCCTCAATCAAACCCCAAACATGAACGTGACATATTAGCAGAACGCATTTCTCTTATCAAAGAACTTAACAAGGAATACGAGAAGCTGAATAAGGTAATGGGCAGCGATAAGGCAGCTAAGACAGTCATGGAACGCTACGCATCCCAATTGAAAGATGTTCAGATGCCTAAAAATATCATAGGGGAAGCATTCTTGCCTAATAAGGAAAATACGGCAAAGGCTTTGCAGGAACTTGCAAAGATTATTACTGACTTTAGGAAGAAGATAGGAGCACAAAAAGATGCTAATGTCTTGTTTGACGAAAAGGATGCAGATGATTTTAAAAAGCAGCTAGACAAAACTAAAGATAACATTGAATCCATGTTCAACAGCTTAGACTTACACCAGAAGCTGAAAGATGCAGGACTGTCCGAAGCCGAAGTGCAGGCTTTGTTCCCCGGACTTGCCAAGACCTTGGACGATGTGCAGAAAGGGATTGAAGCAGAATATCAGAAGAAATTTCCGAAAGGCGAATACCTTATTGCTGATACCGATGCCAACAAGCAATATTTAGCAGACTTAAACAAGCTGAACCAGCAGCGTATAAAGGACAGTCAAGACCTTGTTATCGAACTGACTAAAGCTTATAAAACACAGCTTTCAGATCAGTTGCAGTTAGATATGTGGTATTATAAAGAAAGAAGCAAAATTTATACAAAGGTCTATGATGAACAAACAAAGACGTTTAAGGATGTGCTTACAAAAGAAATGCAAGAACAATACAGCAAAAATTTGAAAGCACAATATGACAAGAAATCGTCTGAAAATACATGGAAGGCATTTAAGGGTACAGATACCTATATGAATATGTTCGACAACTTGGAAAACGTTTCAACAAAAGCCATTGAGAATATGAAAGCCAAACTTGAAACGTTAAAAGAGCAGATGAAGGATCTTGATCCATCCCAGCTAAAAGAAGTGATGAACTTCTACAACAAAATGGATGAACAACTTTTTAAGAGAAGTCCTCTGGAATCGTTCTTAAAATCGTATGAAAAAATTAAAGAACTAAAGTCACAAGGTATAACAGAAGAAGGGCTTCTACAAAGAATTGCTGAGAATGACATTGAAAATACAAATTTACAACAGCAAATATCTGACCTTAATACGATTATAGCACTAAAAAAAGAATCTATTGAAAAAGATTCTGTTGAATCATCATTTATTGAAAAAAACAAAGATCTTTATAACCAATCTATTTCCGTATTGGAAAGCATGGTTAAAGCAAAACAAGACACGATAAATGACAACAATAAGGAGAATGAAAATGCGAATAAGAATTTAAAATACTTCAAAGATGCAAGAAGCAGCCTTGAATACATGAAATCCGCCTGGGATTCTGTAAGAAATGCGGGACGACAGGCAATGGGAAGCATAGTGTCTATCCTTGAAACAATGGGAGAAGACACCGATAGTACAAGTATGAGGTTGTTAAACATGGTCGGAACTATTGGGGATTTAGTTATACAGGCAGTAATGTTTCAATTGCAATTAGGACTTTGTACAGAAGCGGCAAAAGAGATGGGTGTTGCCATGAATGCTGCATTAGGACCAATTGGATGGGTACTAATTGCATTACAAGCTGTAGCCACCATTCTTTCATCTATATTCGGCAACCATGACAAAGATTTACAAAAAGAAATAGAAGAACATGAAAGAAAGATAAAGAAGCTGGAACGTGAATACGACAAGCTAAAAGAGAGTATAGACAATGTATGGGATATAACAAAGCTACAAGAATATGGAAATGAACTTGATGAGAACATAAACAAACAGATAGTATCTCTCAATGCCATGATAGCCGCCGAAAGAGATAAGAAAGATACTGACTGGGATAAAATAAACGAATGGCAGGAACAGATTGAAGATCTCAGGGATACTTTGGCTGACAGTGCTAATGACATGATAGCGGAGCTTGGCGGTGTAGGTTCCGATGAAAATTTCAAAACATTGGCTGAGAATTTTGCATCGGCATGGTTGGAAGCATTTCAAGAAACAGGGGATGGCTTGTCTGGACTTCAAGAAAGTTTTGATGATTTTATGGAAAACTATGTAAAACAACAGATACTTCTAAGATTATCTGACAAGTTCTTAAAACCTATGTTTGAAGAATTTGACAGTCTAATTGCAACAAGAACAGATATGGAGCAAGAGGATCAAGAAAGGTATTTTGAACTTCAAGCCCAAATAACCAAGCTAAGAAACACAGCCAATAATTCGGTTGTGAAAAGTGTCGCAAAAAAGGCAAATGCCGCTGCTGATGAGATAGAAAATAGTGAGGAATATAAAAGACTTCAAAAGGCATATACGGATTTTTTAAAGCCGAATGATATTAATACCGAAGCCATCAAAGACTGGTCTGACAAGATGAAGGAAGTGTTTGGTGAATATAACGAGGCGGCAGAAGAAATTTTTAACCAAATAGGATGGGAACCCGGAGGTAAAGCAAATCTGTCCGCTCTCACCCAAAGCATACAAGGTATAACAGAGACTACTGCCGAGGCACTTGAGGCATTACTAAACTCTATCAGATTCTTTGTAAACCAGCAAACTACTGATATAACAGCTATCAGAAATCTGTTAGAAGCTCGATATAGTTTAGAATCACAAGCTGAAACAAACCCCATGCTAATTGAATTGAAAGCGCAGACGGGATATTTGGAGATTATTTCAGATAGAATAGACCGTGTATTCGCACCAAATTCAAATTCAAGGGGAGCAGGACTAAGAGTATTCATAAGTGACTAATTAATTTAATACATTTAAATAATCATTCTGATGGTAAGAGATAGTATAACGACCCAAGCCATACCGGGTGGCTTCTCCGTAATAGTAAGCGGTTTTATAGCAGAATCATTGGAGCACATGATACCTTGGATTATTGTATCATTTGCAGTAGTGATATGTGATTTGGCTTTTGGAATAAGGAAAAGCCTTTTAATGGGCGAAAAGGTTCGTTTCTCTAGTGCAATACGCCGCACAATGGGTAAACTTGTAACCTACTTCGCCTTTGTTTGTATGGTTGTCATGATAAACATTGCATCCGGCAGCAAATGGGATATAGACATATACTCCTGTTTGTTAGTTTGCTTCATTGAATTTTGCTCTATCATATCAAATATATTGAAGCCCAAAGGATACAGCTTTAATATGCTTAAGGCGTTAGGTCTGTTTGGTAAGAAGGTGCTTGATGTAGAAAAAGAGGATATAAATGAAATAATAACAGAAAATAAAAAGGAGGAAAAGAAATGAGTTTAATTGATTTTATTTTTATTGCGCCTTTTGCACTTTATGCCATAATCTACGCATTTTCGGTAAAAGAATCCTGTAATTCCGATGAATCCATAGAAATATGACGTGCATTTAAGCGCTATTCTTAATACATATTCATGCCCGTTTAAATAGCTTTCTGGCGAACGCAGTAAAAGAAATGCAGCTGTCAATGTTGGCATAATAAGTATAGGTATTTCCATATTAAACCTGTATCGGGAACAAACGGAGCATAAACATAACAAACAAAAAGAATAATAAATAGATAATGTAGACGCAGATATGGCAAAAATTACTTGCAAATAAAGCTCTAAGGATTTAAAAGCAGGTATGTATAAATACATTATAGTAAATATTAATGGTAGTTGGATGAGAAAAGCACTGAACACATTTTTCTGTTCAGGAGTATAGCTTCTAATAAGTTCTGATAAGTCCATATTTTTTGCGACAAAAATAATAGTAATTTTATAATTTAAAGATAAGGAGGAAAAGAAAAATGGCTAATATTGAACATTTCATACCATTTCTTATAAAATGGGAAGCTGGTATAAGTAAGAAAAGCAATGAAACCAATGAGTCTCTTTTTCAAAGAGCAAGAAAAACAGGATGGGCTGATGATCCCGATGATTTAGGAGGACAAACTATGGTAGGTGTGACAATGGCTACCTATGAGGAATATTGTCGTAGAAAAGGTTATCCAAAACCTACGACCGGAAGGTTGATGGATTTGTCATATAACGATTGGAAAAGTATCTTGAAGATGTTGTATTGGGATAGATGGAATGCGGATGAAATAAGAAGCCAAAGTATAGCAGAGATAGTATGCGATTTTGTATGGGCTTCTGGGGTACATGGTATCAAAATACCGCAGGATTTGGTTGGTGTGATTCCTGATGGCATTGTCGGACCTAAGACACTCGCCGCAGTAAATTCCCGTAATCCCCGTGAATTGTTTGATCAGATCAAGATTGCACGGTTTGATTTCATCGAGGATATATGCCGGAAACGCCCAGCAAACAACAAGTTCAAACGTGGTTGGATGAACCGTATAAATGATATAAAATTTGAGGAATAACATAAAACAATAAGGCGTTCTTTGACATGATGGGATTGTAGTAGAAAAAAAGTTATCATTTTACTTGTGTAATAGTAGAATAATAGTTATCTTTGTGGCGTTAATCCATGCAACTAACAATAGTTGTTTCAGTGAAACTAATTTTTTTAGAAATGAAAGTTTTAAAAGTAAAAGTTGTAATGACTATCTTGGAAGCGAATGGATGGATACATGTTCGGACAAGAGGGGACCATTGGATTTATAGAAAAGAGGGTGAGGCTCGTCCTATCCCCGTTCCTGGGAATCCCAATGATGATCTTGCTATCGGAACATTGAAATCAATATTTCGGCAAGCCGGAATAACGGATGAGGACTTGAAGAATTATTGAACGTCCATTAAGGGGCAGGGTAATTTAACCCTGCATCCTTTTATTGGATTGGGAATGATAAAATAACCCTTAAAAAATAAGAGATATGAAAACTTTAACTGTAATCATCGAACGCACAGAAAATAACTATTCTGCTTATATAGAAGGCGTTGATGGTGTTGTGGTGACAGGACAAAGTGTAAAAGAGATTAAAAGAAACATTATTAGTGCTATCGACGCGCTAAAAGATGAATGCAAGGAATTTGGTGGCGAAATTCCGGAAGAATTGGAAGGTGATTACTCTTTAACATTCAAAATGGATGTGAAATCAGTTCTGGATTTTTATTCCCATGTTTTTACAAAATCCGGATTGGAGAGAATTACGGGAATAAATCAAAAACAGCTATGGCATTATGCTTCTGGTAATAGAACTCCAAGACCGGAACAAGCTTTGAAATTGGAAAACGCTTTGCATGATTTAGGTGAAGAATTATTAGCAATAAACTTATAAGTTCCAACGCTTCCAAGAGCTTGAACTTTCTCAATGGCAATCCCATCATTTCTTAGGGGTTGCCATTTTTTTATGTAAAGAATTTAAGTTATGAGACAAAGGATCTATATATGGATTGCAGTAGCGATAGCATTGCTATTGGTACTTATTTAAATACAATAATATGAAATGGCTTCCTTATATATTAATAATTGTACTCGCTTTCGGTTTAGGATGGTTTGTAAAGCCATCCCCCGAAGCAGTTATAGAGGCAAGAGTAGATACGGTATTCAGCACAAGTATTATTGTAAAGAGAGATACGGTAAAGTATTATCTTCCTTCCCCTGTACTGTGCTGGCATGATGGTGATACAATCCATGTAGGAGACACTATTCTTCCTGTTGAGCAGAAGATATACAGAGATAGTGATTACATCGCTTATGTGAGTGGTTACAGACCTAACCTAGATAGTATCTATGTTTGCTCCAAAACACTGACAGTAACGAATGACATCTATCACACGGTTAAGATAAAACCTAGAAGATGGGGACTGGGGATAACTGCCGGTTATGGATTTGGTAAGGATGGTTTTTCTCCTGCGGTTGTCGCAGGAATAAGTTATAGAATATGGTAATCAACAGAAAGGAGGTGCAAGATGAAATAGTAACCAGAATGCCACAGGTAGAAGCGTGGCACATAATAGAAAAACTCATTTAACAAAAGTAATTCTTTCAGGGGCTTAGAATCAAAAAAAAGCCCCCAACGCTCATATTAATATTGCCACATAAAAACATGATAAAAGCATAAGACACTGCACGTTGGAGGCTAAATATCTTCAACAAAATGTCTTATGCTTTGTTCATCGATATATCTTGTTTTATGTGGCATGGCAAAGATAAGAATAAAAAATTAGAAAAAACATGTGCAAGTCAGAAATCTTTGCCAAAATAATTAATATTGTTTCAAAAGAAACAGAAGTGTCTGTAGACCAAATATTATCGTCTGATAAGAATATGGAAACAGTGGATGCCCGGTATCTTCTTGTATTTTTTCTTTTCGAAAGCGGTATGTACCCTTCACAAATAGCCGCTCATATCCATAAGACTAAACGTGCTGTCAACTACATGATATCCAATTTCCATGAGAGGATGGAGAGTGGGAAAATGATGAGAATATATTGGGACGATATAAAGAATTTGTTGGGAAACAACTGATTTTCCATGAGTTATGATCTATATACTTTTGTGCACGGTCGATTTTGACCGGATACAAAATACAAATACTTATGGAACGAACTTATGTTTTTAACCAAGACGGTGGAACCGGCGCAAACAATGGCCTGCTTGCGTCCATTCTTCCGTCCTTGCAGAACCGTGGAATTGACACTGGCTATCTGATGGGGCTGATGGGAGGAAACGGAAACGGAGGTTTCTTCGGAAACAATGGCGGTTTTCAGGACATCATCGCATTGATTGTGATTGCAGCCATCTTCGGTAACGGGAACTTCGGATTTGGTGGCAACAACAACCAAGGAGCGAACGAAGGAAGAGAAATGATCATGCAGACACTTAACCGAAACGGTGTCGACATTGCAGCATTAGCACAAGCTGTGAACACATCATCAGACCAAATCCTTGCCGGTATTAACTCTGTATCACAGGCTATCTGCGGTCTCGGCAACCAAATGGGCCAGAACACCAACAGTATCCTAACTGCGATCATGCAAGGTAACAACGCTCTGACATCTCAGATCTGTAGCTGTTGCTGCGATATGAAACAGCTTGTAACCACACAGGGATACGAGAACCAGCTTGCAATGTGCAACCAGACTAACACATTAGTCAACACTGCTAACCAGAACACATTGTCATTGCGTGATGGTGCGACAGCCAACACGAATGCCATCCTTGCCAAACTTGACGCTATTCAGAATCAGGCATTGCAGGACAAGATCGCATCTCTTACTGCGGAAAAGGCTACTTTGACAGCCGAAATCTCTCAGCGTAACCAGAACGCCACTATCCTGAGTGCGGTAGGACAACAGATCGCTCCTTTAGCAGCCGGATTGCAGGCATTGCAGAGCGATGTTGATGGTATAAAATGTAAATTACCTAACACTGTTCCGGTACAATACCCTAATATTGTAGGTGTGAACGTGGATACATATCGTGCCGCAGCATACGGTGCTTATGCAGGTGATGCTGTATATGGCCGTGGTGGTTACGGATGCGGTTGCAATAACTACTGGGGTTAATCCGGTGAGAAAGGAGGTAGATATGTGGCCTAACTTTTTTACAGGATTTCCGTTCCCGTTTCCCTCCCTTGGCAGAGTGAATTACAACACTCTTCCTACGGTGGCTGTAACAGTCGGTACTGAGAATGTGACTTTGGAGCTTCCTAACCATGCGTTCCGCAACAGGGATTATGTCGGAGGGTTCTATGTCAATCTTCGTCAGGCGATCCCTGCCGGCACGACTGCCACGCTGCCTATATTGATAGGGACCAATGGGGATACAAGACCGTTGTTAGCTTACAACAACGAGCCTATTACGGTTGCCAACCTTGCTGGAACCGGTATCTATGAGATTCACTACAACAAGTATACCAATGAATTGTATCTTGTTAATGGAGGATACAGACCGACAACGGCGCCGGCTTCTACAGCAGAGACCGCTTCTTTACGGAGCAAGTAATAATTAACATGGAGTTTTGTGGTGGTTTCCCAAATGGGAATAGCCACACTCCTTTAAAATCAAACCAATATGTTTCAATCACTTCGTACCAATAACCAGTTATATATACTTCATAAGGATGCTAACCCGTTTATCGAATACGGCCCGGTAGTCAGCGTTTCCGCTCCCAAGCCGAAATATCCTATGGCATCCCCTATGGGACAGTTGCCCCAAATGGAAATGGTTGTGGATGTTGTTGTCTGTATCAACGGGCAGAACACGACTTTCCAAAATCTTCCTGCCGGCATGGATATAGCCGACTTCGGACAGAACGGCAATATCGTAGTGTCATGCTCACGTGATGCGATGAATAACGAGGTCGCTTCTATGAAACAGAAAAGCATAGACATCATCAACAGCATGGATTTTCACAATTCCGTCATTGCAGGGTGTGACAAGATGCTTACGCTCTTGAACCCTGAATTTGCCGAGAAACAACGTCAGGAGCAGGAAATATCCTCTCTGAAAGGGCAAATGGCGGAAATGAGCAAGAACATGTCTGACCTTATGGAATTGAACAAACGGCTTATGGAACAGCTCGGAGTGGTTGAAACATCCAAAACAAAGAAATGATTATGGGAATGTGGGAAATATTAGAAGAAGGGCGTGACGATTACGGACGCGGCTTCGGTATGAGAGGTGACGAGGTGGAAGAAGCCTACAAGGAAGGCTGCCGCCACGGTTACGAAAAGGCCATGAGAGAGATTCATGGAGACATGGGCTTCCGTGATGGCGGAAGAAATTATTCAGGATCAGGTATGGGAGAACGCAGATATCCCGGCTATTTCCCTGAATATCCCCGCATGGATGACATGGGAGAACGCAGACGCAGACGCGCCAACGGTGAGTTTTATTAATGGTGGAGGGGTGGAATGCCCCTCTTTTTAAACAAAGGTTATGGAACAGAGATTGGATACATACAGCAGATTCCCATCTGGCATGAGGGAATATCTGGAAGCATACGGCTTTCATTTCAGCAAGAAACTTTATGAATGGGCCGTCTCAAAAATGAAAGTGAAAGACGAAACCACGGGTAAAGAAAAAAAGTTGGAGCCGTGGAGCAAAGATGAAGTGGACGATATGCTGAAAGCGAACGGAATTACCATCGAGCACGACAAGGGTTATGACGTTGCTTATGTCGCAAACATGCTGAAAGCGGATTTCTATAAAAAATCATTGGTTGACGAGGCACATTTGTGCAAGCATATAAAATGCTACCTTGATGATATTGATGGCGATCCTTGCAGGGCGTTTGACGAGTTCTTTGCCACCTGTATAGGTAAAGGGATTCCTGTAATCTGGTCGGATGTGATATGATTGTTCAGGAGTTCTACATACCAAAATATGGGGACTGGCACGTCAAAGTGTATTATGCGGTACACACCTATTGGGCGGATCGGATCATTATGGACCTGTACCGTATAGGATGCAGGGGGAATTCCCTCAAGCGTGCGTATCGCAATCTGACCGAAGGCAGAATGAATACCGGTCTAACCTATTCGGACTACAGGAGAAGAGAGACGGTAATGGTGATCTCTTTGACTTCTACCCCCGAAGAGTTTCAAAATTCGTGGGACCACGAAAAAGGTCATTTGTGCCGGCATATCTCCAAGGCTTGCGGGATTGATCCTTATGGAGAGGAAGCGCAGTATCTTAGCGGATATGTGGGGCAGAAGATGTTCCCGGTAGCGAAGAAATTTTTATGCGAACATTGCAGAAAGGGACTGGAAAAATAATAATCGAACAGAAGCGTTCTTTGACTTGTTGGAATTACCGTTTAAATTGTTAAAAAATAGAGATTCATATATAGTATAGCAGTAATTTGTTTTCTTTGCAAAATAATATATGTAAAAGCATGACGTACTATATATGGTTTGACGAAAGTGATAAGGAAGGAGAGTTCTACTCAAATTTCTATGGAGGTATTCTTATAAAATCTAAGGATTTCGGCAATGTATTGCAGATGATGAAATACAAAGTTGAAGAATTGGAGCTTACCAACGAAGAAATCAAGTGGCAGAAAGTGAATCAGTATACGTATGAAAAATATTGTTCACTGGTTGATTTCATATTTGATTTGCTCGAAAACGACTTAATAAAGATTCGTATATTCTTTAGAAATAATCAATACGTCCCAGTAGGATTAACGAGTGAGCACAAACGCAATGGATTCTCGTTTTTATATTATCAGTTTATAAAACATTCTTTTGGATTGCAATATTCTAATCAGACAAAAGAAGACATAACATTGAAATTGTTTATTGACGACATTCCAATGAAAGGACCAGATAAAGCCAAATTTGAAGAATACTTGTATAGACTGAATAATGATTCAGGTTTTAAGGAAGCAAAAATTAAATTACGATATGGAGATATTCAAGAAGTTAATTCAAAAAAACATATACCACTTCAATTAATGGACTTGGTATTAGGCTCTATTTGCTTTAGATTAAACAATAAACATAAAATCAAAGACCCGATAACGAATAAAAGAGGAAATAGAACCAAATTAAAAGAACTTCTTTTTAAGCGTATAAGTAAAAGAATAAGGATATTACGCCCTAATTTCAATATAGGAGAAAGCACAGGTATTTCTTACCCATCTGATAGATGGGACTATCCATATAGCCATTGGAGTTTTAAACCTAGCAACTATAATAGGGATATGAACCAATCTAAAGGTGCAAAAAAAAGATAACCCCCATACATCTACACTAGTGAGCTACGGTCAACGTAGCCTTTCAATGTATCAAGGGCTATCTTCATGGCGCAAAGATAAAATTAAATATTCAAAAACGCAAAATAAAGTAACTATTTAACATTAAGCGGTAATTCCCAACGGGTTTTACCGCTTTTTTTATGTTAACAGAATATGGAAGAAGATAAGTTGAACATATTGCTTGAGCAGGCTGATGATGTGCCTCACTGGTATTTCTGCCGTTTACTTGCTGTGATGCGATGGAACGTATAGAGAGGTTCATTTATAGACTGATACCCTTTGTCGTGTTGGCAAGGGTGATATCGTTGTGCCTGTAATTCCCGTTTTTTCTACCCCCAAAAAGATTAAAGAAAGACCAAGGATATTTCCCCTAGTTTTATAAGAGTTCGCATTTGAAAGCCCCTAAATCTTTAGTTTAGCGGTAATTCACTCTATAACCAAATAATAAACCTCTCTATCAGCGTCTGAACAAGTGAATGTCGGCTCATCGAAGAAGTTCATGTTTAAATGTGCTTTAATAAATTTGTCCTTCCCGTCAGAATCCAACAGCATCAATGTTTTGTCTACTGTTTCAAGTTGTTTCTCTGACATATACGACTTCCAATAGTCAGCACGTGATTCATATCCTTCACAAGGTTGGCTTGAATAATATTCAAGTTCTGATACTATATCACCGACCTTCATTTCTTGCACTTCGTTTTCGTTTCCTGAATATCCGAAATAGAACCAATATATTTTCTTCCCTTTCAGTTTCTTGGCTTCTTCAACTGTTAGAACCTTTGCTTCTCCGTTCTCTATTCTATGTATAAATTCGTTCGTTTTCATAACCTTACTTTTTTATTACTGTGTAAAACGGTGCTTCCATCCCTACTTGGCAATACGCCGTTCCTTTTTCGTCTACCCAAACAGCCTGTCCGTAGCTACTGTCAGGGTGATTGGTTGTGGCGGTTACTTCTACTTCTTCACCGTTCACATTGTTTTTCAATATCGCTTCCATCAATTGTTCCGCATCATTTACAAATTCTTCAATTTGATTCATAATAAATTGCCCGTCATGCCGATAGCTAAGCGTTAATTGTTTGCAAAATTATCATTTATAAATCAGTAATTCGTTTTATAAAGTATGTTTTAAAGCATACTTTTAGCGTATTCCGCACGTCTGTTTATCTTAGTGCGCAATGCGGTAAGGCGATTCCGTGTAAACTCTTTATTGGTAGCCGTCCTTAATCCCATTGCATTTAGCTTGTCCGCTACTTTGTCAACATCCTGCGGTGTTTGGCAGTCTTGCAGCATTACGGCAATCGTCCGGTTTAGCTTGTCGTCCATCGCTTCTTTTCTTCTCTTTTCCCCGTTCACCTTACCTCCTTTTGCCTGTCCGGATGTAGTACCACCCAAAGAGGTGCACCAGTTGCCCGATTTTGAGTAAAAGCCGCCTTCTTGCTCTATCTTTTTCTTTCTTGCTTCCAATGCAGCTTTAGTACGGTTCTTTATATTAAGCCGTTCTATCTTAGCAAAAGTTGCCATCATGGATAATTGCAGCTCTATAAGTGGATTCATGTCGGAGCAATCAATATCAAGATTCACGTTTGAGATGATTAACCGCAACCCCTTTGGGGCGAAAAATTCGGCTATCATATCACTAAGTTCTATAATGCCACCTCTTGTAAGGCGTGAAACTTCCGACACTATAATAGTATCTCCTTTATTCGTCTTTGATAACAATTCGGATAGGTTTCTTTTTTTGTACGAAACGCTTCCGCTTATTCCTTCATCGGAAATAATCTCATCAATTTGCAGCCCTTTTGATTCGGCATACTTTGCTATTATATTTCTCTGGCTTTGTGCGTCTTGCTCGTCAGTCGAGAAGCGGTGATAGGCATATATCTTTCCCATAATTCAATATCCGTTTTTAAGTTAATACAATTCGTTTAATTCTTCTTAGAAACCGTTGTGCCCCGTCATTTCCTTCAATGTTCCGCACACTATCCAAATTACCACCAGTATAAAAAACATAGTTCGTTCCTCCTTATTTTAGTTAATAGAAATTTCGGTTTGCTGTTTCTCCCAATCGTATGTGAATGTGGCTGCATATTGTTCACGGTCGTACACAAACACCTGATAACCTATTTGCCCGTAACAGCAAAACAATGGTTGTGTACGCAGCATTATGCCGTTCCATGTCTTACCGTTCAGATACCTTTCCCATGCGAATTTTCCTGCCTCAATGGCGTTTTTTAATCTGTTCATATCTTTATAATTTTAGTTTGTTATCAGTTCCCGGCGGCGGTGTCGCTCCGCTTGTTGTCCCCCACGCCGGGATAGTTGGTTATTTAAACACATGGTCTATAAATACCGTATTAGTTTGCCATTCTCCGCGCTTTTTGAAAACGAAATACCCGCGTATAGTTGCCGTTTCTTTCATTCCGTTTGCAAAGTCATAGGCTGCTTGCTGGTTCTTGCCAAACTCTTTATTTATTGATCCGCTGTTATTGCTTACCCTATAGTGCAGCTTTGCAGGGGCTTTTGTTCTATCTGTAATAATATTCATACTTTCCGTTTTGTGCAATTGCTTGCGGTTAATAATTCGTTATTAATATCCTGCCTACACCTTGCGCGGTGTAGGCGCGTTGTTTCCTTCCGTGTATTGGTAGCCTGTATTTATTGGCCAATAAGGCGATGAGCCTAAATACTTTGCCATGCGGTTACGATAACGTGCGTATATGCGAAAGTATTCCATAAATCTGCCGCGCTGCCTTACATAGCTGCTTATTCGCTTCCATTGCTTATTTAATTGTTCGGGTGTTTTCGTTCTCATATTCGCTTTGATTTAATTGTAAATAATTCGTTTTTTAATCCTTTTCCGCAATCCCGGCAGCCGTATTACTGCCGGGGTGTCATAAGATGATATGTTGGCAAAAAGCCCCAACGTACGTCTATGCTAACATGTGGCAATATATTTTATATTTATTCATTTATTACTTCGTATGTTGGATATATCCATCTCACTAAATCAGCATTTTGCGTTTCACCGCCATAAAGCCTGAAATATGGTTCTCTCCCCTGCTTTATTCGGTATTCTATATCTGTATGCTCAAGAATTTGTTCAGGTGTGAAAAATCGTTCATGGATGAAGCATTTTTCACCGCATACATCAATTTGTTTGCCTTGCAAGGCTTTATATCCATTCTTGTGTATAAATTCGTATATATTCATGATTTAATGTTTTTAAGTTCATAAAACTAGTTCCCGTATATTCATCAAAGACCACGGTTAAGCCGATACGGGATAATTGGTTACTTTTGGTTTTTCCATGTATTGTAGTCATTCGTAGACTCAAAACACATGAAGCCTCCACACACTTTGGCGACATTTGAAGGCGTAAACGGACATTCTTTAATCGCTTGATATCTTGTTTTTACTTCTGCAAAATAAACTCTCATAATCACTTTATTTTATTTGCAATGCTGCGTAGTATCCTCCGATCCATATTAATAACTCTTTCGGGGTGAAATACCCGCTTATACGCTTATTCGGGTAACGTGTTGTTATTTCGCCGTTGTCACCATCCGCCAATATTATAGAGTATGTTTGTTTCGGCAAACTTGATGGATAGAGGGCGAAACCATTTGCCGCACAATATACTTGCAATTGCTTTAATGCTTCTTTTGATGTCATATCCTTAAAACTTATCTGATTCATCATTTTTGTTTAAAAATTCGCGTAACTTATCCCTGTCGGTGCCGGAAATGAATATCACAGCACCGAATAACAAAACCAACAAAACCATATTCAGCTAATTAAATGACCGTCTTTAATCGTCCGTTACCATCCGTAAACCCGTTAAGTATTTCCGCCTCTTTTTCGGCTTCTTCCTTAGTCGGATAGCATTCTATTATACAGTTGTCCAAATTATCTAATATGCCGTAATATCCAAGTGTTAACGGCTTATCCTTGACGGTGTAACGCTTTCCTTTTACTTTCTTCTCATAAAATTCCACTCCCTCAGTAAGCGGGGTATAATGTGATGAAGCGCTAAGCGTGCCCGATTCTATTTTGCAATTAAACTCAATTATACCGGGCAGATCGTTTTTTAAACTGCTTTCCAGGCTTACACCGTCATAAGTTACACTATATTTTCGCTCCTTATCTGTGTACACGTTGAAAATATCGCCCGGCTGCATGTCCTCGCGTACTTTCGCACTGGTTATGATTCCAGCGCCTTCAATGTTATAATAGCGCACGCCGTTAAAGTTGCCCATTTCGGTTAAATGGATATTACCTAACTTCTCCGGTTGTTTCGTTTCTTCCTCTAATTCCGGGATGTATATTTCTTCAGAAAGTGCCGGAAGTTCTTCCACGGCTTCCACCTTTTCGGAAGCCATCAGGTTGCGCACTTCGTCCGCTTTCTTCTTACTGAATATCCATCCGGCACGCTTTTCACCGTTGTAATTTAAAGACGGGTTAAAGCGTCCACCCAGTTCCTTTAATTGCTCTTTGATAGCCTTCGTATCACCAAAAACTGCAATCGCCTTTTCTGAATAGTCCACCATTTCCAAACCTTCAACCGTCACGGCTTCCATTTCTTTGGCTTCCTCAGCCTTTTCAGTCTTAATGCTGCTTTTCTTTGCTTTCGGCTCTATAACCTTATATTCGTCGCTTACTTCTATATGGATGTAAAAATTAGTATCAAAATAGTCTTGCATGCCGTCTGAATCATTATAACGGAAAGAACTAGCATAAGTCGTAACAGCGTCCAACACTTTAAACATTTCCGGCGTTAACTCATTTTCCCAGCCCTTTACGGTTGACATTGTGGACATATAACCACGTTCCGCGCTTCTTGATCCTTCAACGAAAGGAACACAAGGGCCGGATTTTAATTCGATATACATTGAATCAGTGTACATGCTCCATTCAGAACGAACCGAGAATTTAAACTCCGGGAAATTCTTCTTAGCATAAGATCTAACCTTTGCGGATATTTCTTTAGTTGATAACTTGCTGTCATAATTTGAACCAGCCCAACCGTTTGCGGTGTAGAAATTCATTGCTTTCATAATGCTATAGTTTAAATTGTTTATAATTCAACATTATAGCGTGATTAATAGCCTACTAATACCATGTACAGCCTATACACTCAATAGCTGTATGTTATCGTAATATCAGCAAACCAAAGAAAATAAATGGAAGAATATTTGCAAGAATCAAAACAGAGAAGTACCTTTGTCCCGTGTGATAGGGATAAAGTACTTTAGTATTTCGATCCTTTGAGAGCTTTAACATTGCCGTGTTAAGGCTCTCTTTTTATTCCAACACTTAATAACACGCTTTTGGATGTCAACGTATATACTTTGCTTTACGCTTATCCTTGTGAAAAGTAATCGGATATCTTGTGTTATCACTATGTGATATCCTTTCCTTTTCACAATACAAAGGTGCAAAAAAGTTACCATTCTACCAAATATTTACCTACTAAATTTGTAAACAAACATAAAAACATTACATGTTAAATAACATACAATTAGAAGCCTAATCAGTGCAATATTAAGCCCTTTTGCTTTCATCTTCACAATGTATCGCCTACACCTATCTTTGCCCTATATTGCCTTTATTAAAGCCGTATACAACGAATCAAACGAGCGCTGCAATGCGTTGCAAGTATACCCCGCCCCCTCTATGCCAGTGCAGCCGTAAACATCCGCCCTCTCCCGATTTTTTTTAATTTTTTTCTGAATTTTCACGTCTTGCAGTGTTGCAATATTTCGTATCTACAACATAATTTATTATGTAAAATAATATTATTCATCATTATATCAATATTCATGTTTTGCGTTGATGCTTTCCTATGCAGATTGCTTTTATTCCCCTTTGTTTATTTAAATAATCAAAGGGAGTGAGGTGTTCGCTGTGCTCACTCTTTCTTTATGTTACTTTCTTTCTATGTATTTTGGATTAGACATTTTTCCTTTATTTATATAGGGTATGTCTAATATGCAATGATGTAGTACTATGCAATACAAAGTACAGATATCAATATTACAAATATGCTTTTACTTTTAAGATTAAAAACTTAATATTGAAACGGATTTAAATATATCATAGTGATAAATATTAAAGTAAAGCTTTAATATATGAATTTAATTAATTATATTTGCGTGTATTATAATATTATAATATGAGTGACTATAAGTTTTATATGATGCGTTACGGTGAGCTTGGTGCCGTTTGGAAAGACTTGGAAACGGGTTTCCCCGGATTGCGGTATAAAGAATGTACAGGTCTTAATTCGTATGGAGAGCCTACAAATATGTATGCAGAGGATTTTGCCGAAACAAGTAAGGCGGAGGTGTATGTTTCCAGCACACCGGCATACAAGCAGCCAACTATAAAACTGACATTGATATTCTTGGAGGATGATACCAAGGATGATAAGTCTTACCGTGACTTTATGGCTTTCATTACTGGCTCCAAGATTGCCTACCGTGATACAGCGAGGAAGAGAAAGGTTCTGATGTACCTTTCAGGAGCCACAGAGCCTAAAAGCGACACCCTTTACGGGCAGAAATACAAGGAAGTGACGTTTACGTTCAAGAACGTTTACGGACATTCCTTCGGATATGACGAAACTTTTCCTAACGAATAAAATTAAATTCTATATTGCTATGTTTTTAGAAACAGAGACCTTATCAGAAGCATTGTCTTTCGCCAAGCTGAAAGACTTGCCAAAGAAGTTCAATCCCGAACTGGGGCTTACTTGGATATTGGCTATCGCTCTTATCAAAAAGAAGAACCTCATGAATGCCTACGCCATTGTGGAGCAGAGGGCAGACGGACTTATCCAGTACAAGAAGACATTCGGACGGCTTTCTCCTATTGATGGGCTTATTTCCATCCATCCGTATATGTACGTAGATGAAGAAGCGTTGGGAATGGCTATGAAAGCAAACAGACGAACTATCGCCATGCACTATGCTGGCTATGCGGATGAAATCATTGACTCGGACGATGAAAAGTTCAAGGCGTACCAGTTGCAGTACGCTATGGATATGCAGAAGCTGAACATGAACCAAGAGAAACCTAGATTCGGGAAGTCTGTTGTGGAGGAAGCGGAGGAAACGGTTAATCCTGTGATTGAGGAAAAATTAAAAGAGAACGAAACCATTGCTACCATTCAAGATGAGGGAGAGTGTATTATCGAGGTTGAGGATGCCAAGACGGCTTTCAGACCGAAGAGAGGTAGAAATGCTAAGACGGAGGAATAGGTATGGGCGCATTTATAGCAAGACAACCTAACGGGTTACTTTGCCGTTGGAGTAGTGTGGTTGATAATATCACTCATTACAATATGAGCGATGAAGATTATATCGAATATTGTGCCGAGTGTGCGAGAAAGGAAGCAAGGTTAGAATTGCGAAACTCTTGTTTTGTCAGACCGTTCTCTGAGATTCTTGAAAAACGAGATGGAGACTTGGTGCTTCAATGTATTGTAGTAATTGAAAATCAGCAAGATTACACCAAAGAGGAAGTCGTTAAAGCTAAAAATGAAATGAATCGTCTGAAAGCCGAGTTTGATAAGTATGTCAAGGAAATGAGTGAAAGGGTGGAGGAATAAACATGAAAAATACAACAAGAACCTATTTTATCGCCAAATGCGGTAATAAATACCTGTATGAATGGTCTGAACCTCAATTTACATCTTATACGTGGTATGATACTCCTACTAAATTCAACACAAAAGAGGAATGTTTGCAAGCCGCAGGTTCTGCTATGCGAAATTCAGAGAAGCCGAATGAACGTGTAGTAATTAAAGAGTTAAGAGAAACGATAACTACTGATGTTGTAAACGAAGAAATATTGTAATTATGGAAAAGAACAAGAAACAACAAGGATTTGAGTTCATCATCAAAAAAAGTGATGTGTTGGAGAGAGAAAACTTCGGCTCGTTTGAGATTGTAATCACGAAAGGATATGCCTGTTTTAAGAACTACACAGGATTCCGGGTGTTCACTACTCCATACGCAGTAGGATTGGACGGTGTGGCGCATGAAACATCCCTCTATGCATGGTTGAAGTATATGGTGGACTTCAAGAAATCCATCAAAGGCAAGGAGAATGAAATGTTCGGGGAAACTACTTCCACCAACAAGGAGTTCTTGGACGGTATGAAAGTGCTTACAGAAACCAACCTTGTGAAGCCTATGACCGTGTTTACTGACATAAATGAAGTGCAGAAAGAGGCTGAAAACTACATGAAGTGGATGGAAGGTCAGATGAAAGATTTAAATAAAGCTATGAACACTACGCCGCCCGAAGAAGACTTGAAAGCTAATGCGGAATTTGAACAGAAGGCTATCATGGCAGAAGAAGCGAAAGAGATGTTTGACGATGGAACTGAAACCGAGAAAGGACAGGTATAACCCGGACAATGTATATCACATCTACATAAAGATGGAACGGCATCCCGGTGTGAAATGGGTGTCATTCAAGGACAAGCAGACCGGAGAAGTGACAAAGGGGCTTTTTATTCCCGATGTAGAAACAGGGTGTATTAAGGTGAGAAACGGTAATATGTTTCTTAGCTTTAAGGCGATACCCGTAAAAGGATGCATAAATACCCATGTGATAATACCGAATGTTTCAAAAGGTGTAGATTGTAATTTGGGTAAATGTGGGAAAAAGGAAGTGGATTTCAGAAAGGCTACTATTGGCAGTATGTATGTTATGGGTGAAATACTTAATGAAGACCAAAAGAAAATAATAGAAAAGTATGTCAGAAAAAGAGGATTTCTTAAAATCGGACGTTGTAAAAAAAGTTGAACGTATCGTGTGCGATTGCGTAAATAAAGTATTCTGTAAGGACAAATATTCGCCTATATCTCCATTGTCTTTATACGAAGGGAAGACAAATATACCGTTCGTAAAGAGAATGGCGAGACCGGCTGTGTTTGTGACTGCGCATGACCGATTTGGGGTATCGTACAGTGCGCTAGAAAAGCATTCTCATATTCATGCACGTAACATTATACGATCTGTAAAGACTTATAAGAGCATTCCTGATTCAGACAATGCCGTAATGATGATAAAAGAACTTATAGAAGTTGAACTAAAAAAATTTCCAATTTTATGAGTGATTTGCTTGCTTTTAAACGTAATGCCATCATGCTCGGTCTTTGCACTGGGTATAAAAATAAATGGGACGCAGCGACAAGTAAGGAAGCGTTAATGGATATGGCGTTGGATTCAAACGGTGTGGAGCTGTTGGCAGATGCTCATAGCTTTGGATTCGGTATGGATATTCAGTATATGAAACGGACGTTTTCTGACTATATAAACGGTAAATGGAAGAGGAGCAAGGACGGATATACTTCGTGCATGTACGTGGACTTTAATGGGCAAATAGAACAGGATTGTACAATTACAATGGTGCTTGCTTCAAAGGTTGAGTTCCATGTTCCGAAAGGGAGCGTTTGCAAGCTGTATGTGGGTGCAGAATCTACTGTTAACATTACCGGAGAAGGTATCTGCTATGTGTACTCATACGGTCACAATGAAGTGACCGGCAGGTTTAAGTCAATGAATTGTATACCTAAGTCCGAATGGGCTAAATAAGTAAATAGTATGAAAGTACCAATAGATAATATGACCTTTGCCGAAAGCGAATACCTTAGAGGAAATAAAGTATGGAAAGCCCAGACACTTTATAATTTCGCGAAAGCAAAGGAATACCCTATACGTGATATGCCATTGTGGAATATAGACCTGACTGTTGAACCGTTTGAGTGCAGCCAGCTTCATAATTTCATCTTTCAATGCAAACGTGTTCTTGATTGTTCTTTAGACTATCCTATTATACTGGATGAAGTAGGACAAATAGCAGACGGATACCATAGATTATGCAAAGCTATCTTGGAAGGTAGAAAAACGATTAAGGCTATCAGGCTGCTGGAAATGCCGGCACCTGATAGAATTGAAAATTAATATTTTATGACCGAAGAAAAACAAATACAAGATAGTATAGAACTACTTGAACAAAATGCTTTGCCAATTCCTGATGATGGCGATATGGTTGAACAAATACCATTGTTCAGTTCGTCCGATATGCAGTCAGTCATTGAGGACGGGAAGAAGAAGCCGCCTATCCATAGGTTGTGGGGTGATTTTTGGTGGGAAAACGAGCTTGTTTTCTTGTTCGCTGACAATGGTATTGGTAAGTCTATTCTTGCCACACAGATAGCCTACGAGATTGCCAAAGGGAAGAGCGAATATACAGAAGTGGAGATGCCACCGCAAGCCGTGTTGTACTTCGATTTTGAGCTTTCGGACAGGCAGCTTGCAAGACGGTACGGGAACGCTGATTTCCCGAAATCGCTTATCCGTTGCACCATATCGGAAGAAGTGGACAGCGATGATTTCAGCATGAACGTAATTGAAGGGATAAAGGATAAATTGCTTGACACGAAAGCTAAAGTTATGATACTAGACAATCTTTCATATCTATCCACCCAGACAGCGGAAGCAGAGTATGCCGGAGTTATTATGGACGGTCTCACAAGATTGAAGCGTGAGCTAAAAATCAGTATCATGGTGATAGCGCATACGCCTAAGATTGAGGAATGGAAGCCCTTGTCTAAAACCAATATGGCAGGAAGTAAGATATTGTCTAACTTTGCAGACGGAGTATTTGCCATAGGACGTACAAGGAATGGAGGACGTTATCTAAAACTATTAAAAACTCGCATGGTGAGTGAACCGGATGAGAAGTCGCTCCTGCCCTACTTCAATATTATTTCGGAGCCTTACCTTCATTTTGAAAAAGTTGGTGATGAAACGGAAAAGAAATTACTTATGGGAAAACCTGCAAAAGATTTTTTCACTTCTATTTGGGATAGAGATACGACATCCCCTATTCCTCTGAATGAGCTGGTAAAACTAATTATATCTAAGGATAATTCTAAGAATACTATAAAGGCTAAAGACGGAAATGCTCGAAAACGTATTGACCGTGCTATAAAATACGGCTCTTTAAGGAAAGATGAGTTAAAGAATGTTTTTCTGAAAACAGAAGATTGATTATCAATTATCCACAAACTGTAATTTAAAACAAGTTAAAGAGCGCTGGAAAAGCCATAAGATTGGGTTACAAGGATCAAAATATTGTGGCTTTTCCAGTAGTTATAATGGTTCGCATTTGAACCCATAAATACTTAGTTTAAAAGTAGTTAACGTTTACAATTCATTTCTTTTTAAGTATTTCAACACATTCCTTTACTCCATCATCGAAACCTTGTTTATAGCCTCTAGTATATTCCCCTATATTATATACCGTCATTGACAGAAAAAATAGAAGGATACCTAAAGCCTTATGCCAACCAGGAAGCGAGATGGAAAATGGCTTGAATGTTATTGTAAGATCACCAACCCATAATAGGGCGATAATACATGTAGATATAAATAAAATTGTTTTCATCGCTTATTTTCTTTCAATAATTCCGGATTATCATATATGTTACCTATCACTTCAAGATGATTACCTTTGCACAATAAAAATCCACGTTGATTATTTAACAAACGAAACCCACCATCAATATAATCTACTGAAAAATTGTCGTAACCAGCAACATTGGAACAAAAAACTCCATTAGGAATATCAATCCCATATTCTTTTGTTTTGACTATATCCCCCTCGTAAATCTCTTTGCCGTTCTTGTCACATAATCCGGTGAACTGTCCTACTGTTTCAGGAAAAACTACACAAGTTTTCTTTTTTGGAATAAGTTCAGCATTTTCAACGAGTGTAATAGTTGGGTAGTATCTTGGATATGTTGTCAAAGATCCTTCTATCCACTGTCTTGTTTCAAATTCTTTCCCTCTGAATTTTATTTCACGTTTCATAATTGTTCTAATTATTAACATTGTTATTAAAATAGTTAATTGTTTTCATTGTTATTACAATACAAACTATATTTGCACCGCATTTGATTTGGAAACTAACACCTCCAATCCAGCGAACTGTCATTCGCAAAATCTTATTCATTCTCCTTGAGAAAGAATTAAGCCCATTGTCCTGCAAGCTTTGGGCTTTTTTCTGTTATGCTTGACAGGGTATAACAGATAATTAGCTTGCTTACTTGCAGATAAGCAGGCAAAACGGAAAGGAGGTGTTAGTGTGAAAAATCAAATGCAAGATGAAAGCGGCAAAATTCGTGTTTTCTGTCGATATATCGTAAAGAACGGCAAACGTATTTATCCTAAACATGGAAAATACTTTTCTTTCTTGGTAGATGACAAGAAAATTGCGTAATGCTTCCTTTCAAGGGATGTTGCAGGCATCCCTTTCTCTTTTTAAAACCTGCCATTCCTATCTACCATTCTCTTTTCAGCATCAGTGGCTTGTCTTTTGGGAAATTTCCCATGCCACTTCCCCGGTATCATACGCGGATTTTCCCCTTTACTGTCAAATATCAATCTCCCACACTCCGAGCACAACGGTTTTCCTTCAAACTCCTTTATGCTTGCATCATACTCTATGGGAAAGATTTTATGTACAACAGGCCAATAATCCGATGTGGCTGTATTCTCAACACAACCACATTTGCTACAAATAAACAGTGGCATAATCAATATCTTTTTCCGTTCAACATAGGTCTTAATTCATTATATCGCATCTTCTGCTCAATGAACCACTCAATATCTATACAGTTGAAGCGACAATAGACAAATATTTGCTCTATAACGTTGTATATCCTTATGTCCAACGGAGAACATTCATCTAACAACTCTTGACATAAGAAATAGGCAAATTCGGGAATAGGCTCTTTGAAATCCTCTTCATCCCATCCCGGTGCATCTATACTATCCAATGTAGGAAGATAAATTTGTTTCAGTCCGACAAGATCAAGGCAACGAATCACAGTGTCACTTAATTCATCTTCGTATGAATCTTTGATATATTTTTCAAAACAATACTTGAAATTGACATCATCGTGCGGTTCTTCATCCTCATAAGAAGATTTGAAAAATTCCCTGTCGGCATGTTTCCCTTTTCTATCCGCTTCCACAGCTTCCATAAGCTCGGAAATGACAAGGCAAAGGCAGTGTTCGTTGCTCAGTTCTTTATCGTGGAAACCGTGCTCGCAAGCGGTCTTATAAGCTCGATCCCGTAGTTCGTTTAAATTAATATTTTCCATAATCATATAAGTTTTAATGCTTCCTTAATCCCGGCTTCTAGTGCTTCTTCGTAGGTATCCCATTCCTCTCCGTCATTTGTTCCTTCATAAACAGAACTAGTTATATGAGTTCCATTGTCAGCTTTAGATATTTCGTATCCATAGCCACAAGCACAGTTATATACGCATATATGAATGTTCTTAGTTTCACGTAACCACTTCCGGGCAACAGATTGTGGAGGAACAGACAGGTATTTATAACAATGGTGCAAAGTAGAAACATCTATAAGATATTTCCTTTGTAGAAACCCTTTTTCTTTCAGCAGCTTCGCAGTCTCTAGTGTTACAAGTTCTTCGGTCATGGTTATTCTCCTTTCAAGTCATTAATTAAAGCATCAGCGCAAGCAATAGCAAACTGGGCAATACTTTTAGGTATTGTACGTACCTCTCCCTTCTTGTAGTCTGCTTCCGAACAAGCGTAACGAACTTCTTCCTCGTCACTTAATATTCCCTGCATTGCAGCCTTCGCCAGTTCATAACGCCTCTGTTCCCAGTCGATAGCTGAAAAATCAAGTTCGCATTCCTTGAAAACCATATTACCACACACATATAAATAATCTTTGCTATGTTGAGAGTTGATGTTTAATTGGGGAGTTACATCTACCAAAACTCCTGTTGATTTTACTCTTGCTTTCATTGTTTAATCATTTATTTTAACATAACGTTTAGTAATAGTACCGAATGAATGATACCGATGCCAAACTATATTTCCACGCTGAATTTCAGTAAGCCAATCACAAGCCTTAAAAACTTGTCCTACATTGTATAGGAATGGTCTTTTTTGAATTTTTCTTTTTATTCTTGCTTTCATATTTAATCGAAATACATTACTTTCTTACCTATACATACCTTGAACCTTGAAAAAGATTCACTATGTTGTATAATATCATTGGGATTATATTTGTTAACAAAACATCCAGTACGTTTATGGTATCTGACACAAGCATTTTCAGGAGATTTAGCCAATATTTCTTTCTCATCGCTAAAACTAAAAAATAAATTATCTCTGTATGATACCTTATACCACTTAACTTGGCTTCTTATCTTTTTAAAATACTTTGCTTTCATTATTCCTCCTTTGTTTTAAAGTGTTCAATCAGTTCGTCTACGGAAGCCTTGTGGATGACGTCCAAATTCACGTCAACATCATTGTAAACCCAATAAGTAGAGAACTTGATTTCAGGACACAGAATCCATTTATTCCCATCGGTAAACCATTGGTACTTGTCCGTATCATCCCTTAATGCAGCGATAGCCAGGAAAAGTTCCTCATTCGTTCCGCAATCAAAACTATCGGTTTCGTCAGGATGCGGAATGTTACTGAAAAACTCAATATTATATAGTCCATATTCGGGCGAGGTGAAAATACATAAATCTTCATTAAGTTCCGCCCAAAACAATCTATATCCCAACTCATCTAATTTCTTTCTAAGTTTATAAGTACTCTTGCGTATGAAGCACGGTGTTGTAAATCCCATAGTTATTTCTCCTTTCTAACTTTAACATATCCGTTTTCAATACACCAACACAACATATCGTATGCCGCATCAATTAATGAATGAGACCTAAATTCTTTATAGTAGTCAAACTCCGAGTAGCATATATACCATTTTTCGCTATCATGGGACATTGTAAGCCAATAATTATCTGTACCTGTTTTTATTTCTTTCGGTAACAATTCTAAAACGTCAAGCAAAGTAAATGCAGGGATACAATGTTGTATCCTAAATGGTTCCTTGAAAGTATTCCATTTACGTAAACTTAATTTGGGTTGTTTGTCTTCTTCATAAGGATACAACATCCATGTCATACTTGCATTGCTTGTGTCTACGCCTATTTCTTGTAGACACCTCATTTGTTCAATTGATAATACTTGTTTCATTCCTTTTCCTCCTCTGTTTTAATATCTGTTACTTTGCCACGACTGGCAAAACACTGACCTATCTCCAAATCTAGGAAGGCACAATAGTTATCATCTAAAAGATTGGAACATTCCCAAAATAGGGAACATCCATCACAAAACCCTTCTGATGGTTCATACAGTACTCCGTCAATTATTATTCCGTTATTTACTTCCATAACTAACCAAATTTAAACAAGGGGTATATCCTATGAGAAGAAGTAAAGTGTCTAATTTTAAACTTAATCATTATGAATATTGGATATACCCCTTTTAATTTCTACTTTTGTTTTTGTCTAATTTTAAACATTTATGATTATGCAACAAAGAGTTCTAACTTTCTCTCGACGTTTCAACGTCATTGATTCCTATGGAATGAATTTAGATGATGTAACCAAGCAATTAAACGAAAATGGGTGGACTGTGAAACAGATTGTTTCTACTACATTCAACCATCAAATCGGAAAAGACGGACAGCCTTATCCAGTATTTGTTATCTCATTGCTTGTAGAGAAAGCCTAAAGATTGTATCCAACCTTTTGCTTTTCTTTGTACATTTTCCACTGTCGGAATTCTTGCAACTCCGACAGTGCTTCATCAGCCCCCTTTATGAAAGCATAAACCAATGGTACTTCGTCTAATGTGAACCCAGCTTGTTTCACTAAGTCCAATCTTAATTTTTCATCTTTTTTTGTCCTAAACATAATTCAGTCTCCTTTCTGTTTAATCCGTTCTAGTACATCCCTGTTTGCTTCGAGTATTTCATTGAAAGACGGAATAGGCATCCACATGTCACACTCGTAGTCGTTCCAATCCTCAAATTCAAATCCTCCGTCTGTCGCAACGTATGGCGATCTCCCGGATGAAACAACGATATAGCCACTAACAATCGCTCCAGTTGATACCATTCTGCAAAGGACAAGCTTGTTTGGTTCCGGCAACCGTTCCTTTACGCTTATCCAAGGGGATTGCTTGGTTCCAGCCTCATAACCTTTTGTATACACTTTTCGTAAATAACCCTCTATTACACGAGGTTGGTTTATCCGGTTAGCCAATAGGCTTACTATATCTTTTAATATCATACTATTTATTGTTTAATTTTTCTTCAAACTCCGCAATGATGCAATCAGCATCACCGCCATGTACCCAGTTATCCAAAACAGAGAAAAGAACTTCGATGGCTTTCCGTTTCATTTCTTCCTCTGCCATTGCAACGGCTTTAAAAGCATCTTCTTTTGCGATAACCGGGAAGTCGGGATTGACTACTACAAAACTCTCACTTTCAATATATTTTTTTGTTTTACTCATTTCTATCTTGATTTGAATTAATAGGTAGTTTCATAAAACACATCCACATAGTTTTGCCATGCCTTCCGGTGGTGTGACCGAACAACGGCTGCCGTCCGATGGCTTTCAATACTTCTTTAACCGTTATCTGGTCTTCATTCCATTTGAAAATGAGAACACCGTAATTTTCAAGTACTCGAAAGCATTCATCAATTCCTTTTTTTATCACCCTTGGCCAATCTTCGGGAAGTTTACCATACTTCTTGGCCAACCAACTTTCTTTACCCACATTTAAAAGATGGGGCGGGTCAAAGACTACCAGTTTAAAAGATTCATTTAGGAATGGCATATTGGTAAAATCAGATACAATATCCGGATGAACTTTCAGACTTCGACCGTCGCAAAGAGTATGCTCTTCATCTCTAATGTCAGCAAACAAGGTCCAAGGATTTTCCTTGTCGAACCAAAACATTCTACTGCCACAGCAGGCATCTAATATGATTTTTGCTTCACTCATTTCCAATTCTAATTATATTATCAGTCAACTATTAATCAACTTCCACTAACTCACCGTTTTCCAGTCTATACCATGTATCAGCCTTGACAACCTCACCATCAACTACTACAGCCTTCCAATCGACAATATCATACGTATCTTCCTTTTCCTCAGCTATGACCAAAATTGCACCTATTCCGCCTTTTACCTGAACATTTTTTCCTCTTGCTACTGACAAACCATTAGATCCTGTTGAAGCCTTTCCTCTTGCCGTGGCAGCACCATAATCACCAGCCGTGGCAGCACCATAATCACTAGCCGTGGCAGTACCATAATCACCAGCCGTGGCAGCACCTCTATTACCAGCCGTGGCAGCACCACAATTAC